AACTGTACAACGGAATCAGTAAAATTGAGCCTGTCAAGAGGCCTTTTTGATTAAAAACACAATATATTGTGTTCGCTGGGTCTATTTATTTGATTTCACCACTTGACAAGGCTTATAATGTACACAGGAAGTTTTGCAGCTTCCCTTAAAGGAATAGCTTACACGCGGGGTTTTGTCATTTTTACTCGCGTGCGTGTCAACAAGCATATTCCTCCTTTCACCGGCGAATGCTTTTCACTCTTTCCATTCGCCGGATTTATATGTTGCGGTCCCTGCTGGTTGGGAATGTCAGCCTGTCTCCCCCACGGCTGGCAAGCAACGGTTCGATTCCGTTACGCAGCACAACGATGCCTCAAGGATTGCATGGAAAAATTCTCCTTATGACAACCTCTCCCGTTATTCCCGGCTCTCGATGAAATGAGTTTCAGGCTATTTCTCATTTCAAAGAGCAACGGTAAATCAAGCCGGGTACATGACACAGAGTGGAGCAGTCTGGTAGCTCGTCGGGTTCATAACCCGAAGGTCGGTGGTTCGAATCCATCCTCTGTATCCATCAGCGATTTGCCCTGGATGGAGCAAATCGTGGCTCTCGACACCCGACAAGTCAGAGCCTAGCATGACTGGTAGCGCGAACAGTTTCCCAGTAGCTTCTGACAGGCCTGTGCTCAACAGCCTGTTCCCAGAAATCCAACGAAAGGAGCACTCATGCTAGTTAGAATCTGTTGCCCTTGTATCCGGCAGAACCCTATCTATAAGAACGTCCGCTGCAACCGCTATCTTGGCGAAGTGGACGGACGATACCATTTCAAGTGTGACAGATGCAAGGGCGTTATCGAAGGAGACACAAGGGAAGGATGGGTAAAAATCATCCATCCACCTGAAAAGTAAATAGCTTTTGAAGCGCAGTTTTGGCGCAGTGAGATAGACCTTAACAGGTTTGTCTTGCTGCGCTTTTTATTTTGCCGGAAAGGAGGAACGCATGGCTGAGTATCAGATAGTTGTTGACGGCTTTTTGAATAAGCCACTGACCGGACGCAGACCGATTGAAACGCCGGAGACAGAAATCAATCGGACGAACGTACTGAAAGTGGTCATGGGCAAGGCAGAGCCTATTCATCTGCTAAATAAGAACGAGATTCGCTTTCTGCACAATTACTACTTGGGTAGCCAGCCTGTCCTCCACCGCACGAAGGAGTACCACGCTGAAATCACCAATCGCATTGTAGAGAACCATGCCAACGAGTGCGTTGGCTTCTACACGGGCTACATGAGCGGCACTCCTTGCTCTTATGTGCGGTCTGAAACGGCAACAGGTGACGGTGAGGAGATCGCACGTCTGTCCAACGCCTTGCAATATGAGGGCAAGGATTCACTTGACCGGCGGCTCTGGCAGTGGATGTTGGAGTGCGGACAGGGATACCGCATTGTTCTCCCTGACAAGGGGTACAACGGCAACTACCCGGACGAAACGCCCCTGCTGGTGGACGTTCCTGACCCGGACATGGCGTATGTGATTTACAACTCCGGCATCGGGCACAAGCCCATCGCCAACGTTCTGCACATCCCACGCAATTATCAGAATGACCTGAACGACCTGATTTGCGTGTATACGCCAAACCAGTACTTTGAAATCGACAACGGCAAGGTTACAAAGTCTGAGAATCACTCTCTTGGAATGCTGCCGATGGTCGAATACAAGCTCAACCCGGAGCGTATGGGCTTGTTTGAACCGGCTATCCCTGTGTTGGATGCCATCAACGACCTTGAAAGCAACCGTTTGGACGGCGTGGCACAGTTTATTCAGTCCATCATGGTGTTTACAAACTGCCTTGTGGACGAAGAAGCCTTAAAAGCTGTTAAGGCTATGGGTGCAATGTGCCTGAAGTCATCTTCCGGTCAGCCAGCTTCGGTCGCACAGCTTGCAAATGAGCTTGACCAGCAGCAGAGCCAGACCCTTCTTGATTCCATGTTGAACGTGTACCGCAGCCTGACTGCCATGCCTAGTGCCACTGGCAGCGAGAACGCAACGTCTGACAACGTGGGCGCAGTCATCGTCCGTAATGGCTGGAATCACACAGAAGCAAGGGCGCAGCAGTACGAGAATATGTTCAAGTACGCTGAACGTCAGAGTCTGTCTGTAATGCTGAAAATCCTGCGTGAAACGGCTGGTTCTAAGCTGATGGCAAGCGACATCAACATTAAACTGCCACGCAGACAGTACGATAACCAGCAGAGCAAGGTTCAGATTTTTGCACAGATGTTGCAGCAGACCATTGACCCGCAGCTGGCGTTTACCACACCCGGTCTGTTCCCTGACCCGCAGGCTGCTTACGAAATGAGCAAGCCCTTCCTGATTGCCGCTGGCAAGCTGGGCGAGGACGGGAAAGCACCGAAGCCACAGAAACAGCCCGCAGACCATATTGCAGGCAACGGCAAAATGGTTGGCGAACAGGCCGACGCAAAGAACGGAGGAGAAAAATGAATTTTGCAAGTGCTTTGTTTGCTCTTAAACGAGGGCGCAAAATTAAGCGTCATCATTGGACTGGTTATTGGTGCTTGGGGTCTAAAGATTCTAAGAAACCTTATGTCGAGATGCACTGCTACGATGGCAAGATTGTAAATCTTGCTGATTCAGAAGACATTCTGTACACCATGGAAAATATGGCGTGTGACGACTGGGAAATCGTTGATGAATGGAAGTAAAGGCTCTTGCCTTTGCATATTCCGGCAGGGAAGCCGGGATATAAATTTCGCAGCGTTGCAGGGAAGCAACGGTAAAAAAACGCAGGAGGAAATTAACAATATGAACTACAAAGCGTTACTTGGTGATGCCTACAAAGAGGGCATGACCGCCGATGAAATCATTTCTGCGCTGGAAAAGGTTGCAGACCCTAACGCAGAGGTCGAGAAGCTGCGCAACGCCGTGACGAAAGCCAACGGTGAAGCTGCCGAGTACAAGAAGCAGCTCAAAGCAAAGCGTACCGATGACGAGAACGCCGCACAGGAACAGGCTGACAAACTGGCAGAGATGCAGAAGCAGATTGAAGCCCTGACTGCCGACAAGGAAAACCTCGTCAAGGAAAAGACCCTTGCATCTTACCGTGAGAAGTTCGTTGCACAGGGTTATGACGCTGAACTGGCTGGCAAGGCTGCATCTGCACTGGCTGACGGTGACATGGACAAGGTGTTTAAGTTCCAGTCGGAGTTTATGACTGCCCACGACACCGCATACAAGGCTTCTCTGCTGAAGGATATGCCCACGCCTCCGGGTGCGGATGGTAATGGTAACAGCGCAGATAGCGCGGGTGTTGCCTTTGCTAAACGCTTCGCACAGGAGCGTGCAGACGCAAACAAGGCATCGAGTGACGCAATGACTGCTTTCCATTAAGGAGGAAAACATGAAGTACACCAATACTCCGGTATCGGCTCCTGAAAGCACTATTCTGGCTGCTGATACCTATGTTGCCATTCCCTTTACCGTCAAGGAGACCAACGCTGTTCCGGCTGGTTATCCTATGGCAAAGACTGGCCTGAAAGCCGCTGCCACTACTGGCACAAGTGCTGCTGATGCGGCTACCGATGCCATTGGCATTCTGCTGCACACCGTTGACCCTGCCGTCAACCCCAATGGCGCACTGCTGATTCAGGGCGTTATTGATGTGGACAAGGCAAAGCTGTCCGGCTTTACCTATTCTGCAAACGATATTGCCGCTCTGAAAAAGGCTGTTCCCGCCGTTTTCTGCCGTACTGATGTTGGCGCAAAGAGCGAGTAAGGAGGACTAAATTATGGCACTGAATCTGAATGAAATCTTCTCCCCCGCTGCGATTGCCGCCTATTGGACGAATGACCCGACCAATGCGCAGCCTTATGCTTCCGATGCCCTGTTCCCTGCTCGGAAGAAAGTCAGCATGGAACTGAAGTGGCTGCGTGGCCACAAGGGCGTTGGCGTTTCGCTGAAGCCTAGCGTTTTCGATACCAAGGCTACGTTCCGTACTCGTCAGGGCATCAAAATGACCGAGACCAATATGCCGTTCTTCCGTGAGGGCACTCACATTGACGAGGAAGACCGCCGCAAGATTATCTCTGTTCTGGCTACTAATCAGGAGTTTGCGGCAGACGTTATCAATCGTGTCTACGATGATACCGCACAGCTTATTACCGGTGCTCGCATTGTGCCTGAGCGAATGGTGTGGCAGCTTCTGGCTCCTAAGACTGGCAAGCCCGGCATCTCTATTGAGTCCAACGGCGTGAGTTACGTCTACGATTATGACCCGGACGGCACTTGGCAGCAGTCCAATTACAAGGCTCTGGCCACTAAGGAGAAGTGGGACGCTCCCACCACCGCAACCCCCATCGCCACGATGACCACTGCCGCAAACACCGTGCTGGCAAACACTGGTGAGATTATCACCGATGCCTACATGAACACCAACACTTTCCACAAGATGATTGCTGCGGATGAAATCAAGAACCGGTTCCTGACGGTTATGAAAACCGCCACCGCCGTTCTTGTCGATTCCGAGGCACGTTCTGTTGTCGAAAGCGCATCTGGCATCCGCATTCATCTGTACGACAAGATGTACAAGCCGGAGGAAACCGCAGCTGCTGAGAAGTATCTGCCTGATGGCTATGTCGTGCTGGCTCCTTCTGGCTCTCTGGGCAATATGTACTATGTTGCCACCCCTGAGGAAGCCGACCTGATGGCTGGCATCTCCAACGCACAGGTTTCCGTTGTGAATACTGGCGTTGCTGTTACCACTGAGCAGACTGTGCATCCTGTCAACACCAACATCTACGTTTCTGAAATCGTCCTGCCGTCCTTTGAGCGCATGGACGCTGTGTACTGCATCAAGGCTTACTAAGGCGAAAGGAGGAAAGCAGCATGGGAGACCAGTATTCCGAAGCGGCAGTCAAGCTGGGGCAGTACATTGCCCCAGCACTTGACCGTGAAATCACGGACGAGGACTACCCACTCTTCGACCTGCTGCTTGATTTCGCCAAAGACAAGATATTTGCACAGGGCTACCCCTTCGGCAACAAACCGGACGAGTTACCCTTGCAGTATCAGTCGTTGCAGATACGCATTGCAGCGGAACTGTACAACCACATCGGCGCAAACGGACAGACGAGTTATACCAATAACGGTATCACTCGTGTGTGGGAAAGCTCCGATGTGGCGCAATCCCTGCTGAACGAAGTAGTTCCGAGAGTAGGTGTTATCGGCTGATGTTTAATGGTAGTCCGCTGGATAAACGCCCGCTGTGGTATTCAAACCCAGTTGGCGAGAAAACGCCTGTTGTGGACGAGTGGGGAAACGAGACTGGCGAATCCGCATACGAATCGTGGAGCGACCCCGCAAAGCTGATGCTGAATGTCAGCCCCCCTACTGGTTCTGCGGAAGCAAACCCTTTTGGAGCGTTCACGGATTACAGCTACATTGTCAGCTCGTCCAGCAAAAAGCGCAACACACCGCTTTATGAAGGTACGCACGTCTGGTTTCAGACGGACGTTTCAAAGCCCTTCAATTACATCGTGGTCAAGGTCGCAGAGCATATCACAGACACGAAGTATGCGCTGAAAGAGGTGGCTGCAAGTGAAAATTAAAGTGAGGTTGAGCGATGCCGGACTTCGTGATGCGGAACGTCAGATACAGGAGTACAAAGCCACCCTGAACAAAAAGGCGCAGGAGTTTGCAAAGGCGTTGGCTGACAAAGGGCTTGACGTGGCAAAAGTTCGTTTTGCGAACGCACAGTATGCTGGTAGCAACGATGTTTCTTGCCATGTTGAGCAGAACGGAGCCGCCTGTTCCATTATTGCAGAGGGCAAGTCGGTTGCTTTTATCGAGTTTGGCACTGGTGCACACCACAACGGATATGGCGGCGAGCTGCCGCCCGGCGTTGGAGCGCACGGTTCCTACGGTCAAGGCAAGGGCGCTGGCAGACGTTGGTACTACTACGGCGATCCCGGCAATGCCGGAACCTATGTAGATACCGTTCCCGGCAAGGGCCAGTTGAATTACACCGATGGTAATGAACCGGCTATGGCTATGTGGGGAGCTGTTGAAGAAATGGCTTCTCAGGTCGAAGCAACGTGGAGGGAGGTTTGGAATAGTTGATTGATTATTTCAATTCTATCTTTACGGCTGTTGCTAAGGAGCTGCGAAAGCAAGTTCCAGGCATCTTCGTTACTGGCGAAATCAATGACAGCAACGTCAAGAAGTTTCCGTGTGTACAGATAGAAGAAAACAGCAACCTTCCTGTGCATATTGATTCTGCCGGTCACAGCAAGTACGCTGCCGTTTCCCTGCGTGTGCGGGTCTACTCCAATAAAAACACCGGACGAATTGCAGAAGCACGTTCCATCGTTGGCATCGTGGATTCTGTTCTTGAACCGCTGAAATTTTATCGCAAGTCATTTGCCCCGTTGAATGGGCTGTACAACAATTCCGTCTATCGGATTGATTGCAGCTATGGGGCAACAATCGGAGAGGACGGAATGATTTCCCGAAACTAAGGAGGTAAACATTCTATGAGTACTGCTATCTCCGGTCTGAATACCACCCTGTATTGTGGCGACAGCGCAACCGCTCTGACGAAGCTGTGCGACATCAAGGATGTACCCGACCTGATCTCCGAGCCGAACCTTCTGGATGCCACCACCTTGTCTGACCCTATGCAGGTCAACATCTTCGGCATTATCCAGAGTGACACCAAGTCCTTTACTGCCAACTACAACAAGACTGACTACAAGAAGGTCAAGGAAGCTGGCTACGATGAGACTTCCGAGAGCAACACCGTGAAGTATTACGCCCTGAAGATGCAGGACGGTTCCGGCTTCACTTGGCAGGGTATGCATCAGGTTGGTTTGTCTGGCTTTGGCGTGGACGAGGTTGTGGAAATGACCATCAACTGCATCTTCACCAAGAAGCCTGAGTTCAGCGAGACCTTGACTGTCAATGGTGGCTAATCCGCAAAAATCGAATCAATCAAACCGGGCAGAACTGAACAACGGATTTGGTTCTGCCCCTATTTATAAAGGAGAGCATTTATTATGGCTGCTAAGGTTATCAACTTTCATTCCCCCGATGGTAAGAACACTTATGAGCTGACCTTCACCCGTGACAGCGTGGAAGCTACCGAACGTGCAGGTTTTCAGATTGGCCAGTACACCCAGATGACCAATCTGCTGTCCAACTCTCGCGCTTTGTTCTACGGCGCTTTCATCGCACGGAACAAGGGCATCAAGCGCAAGGTTGTGGACGAGATGTTCCAGCACATCGAGGATAAGGAAGACCTGATGGGCGTTCTGCTTGAGATGTTCATGGACGCTTCCAAGTCCCTGCTGGCAACTGACACTGAGGACAATACCGCAAAAAACGCAACGTGGGAGATTGTGTAACCGCACAATCTCAGGAAGTAGACGGAGAGGAAGAACCATTCTCCTTCTCCAAGTTGTTCCACGATGTAGAAGCCTATTACATCTCCATTGGCATGACCTACGACCAGTTCTGGTACGGCGATGTCTGGCTGGCAAAGGTTTACCGTGACGCAGAGGAGCTACGGAAACGCAGAGCCAACACAGAAGCATGGAGAAATGGCTTTTACATGGCATCTGCGCTTTCCTCTACGGTTGGCAATATGTTCCGAAAGAAAGGGTCTAAGCCCATCAAGTACATGGATAGGCCGATTCCCCTTACCCAAAAGGAGAAAGACGAGTATGAATACCAACGCGCAGTTGAGGCGCAGGAGCGAATCAAGAGAATGATGTTCTCTGTGATGGAAAGTGATGGTGGTAGTGATGGCTGATGTTGATATTACGAGCTTATCCGTAGAGATTTCTGCGGAATCGCATGGCGCAGAGCTTAATATCGACAAGCTCGCTACCGCCATTTCTAATTTACGGACGAAAGGCAATGTCACAAAGGTTGTGAACAGCCTTGACAAGCTGGCCGGTTCCATTGCAACGCTGAAACAGGCATCCGCCGGAATGTCCGGACTGGACAAAATCACCAGCTTTCTAAATGGGCTTTCTAACGTCAACACGACTGCAAGCGCAAAGAGCATCAACACGGTCGTGAATGCAATCAAGAAGATTCCTGCGGCTGTTTCTGGCTTGAACGGCGTGGACTTTTACTCCATGTCTGGAAGCATTACTCAGCTCACTAGCGCTTTGGCTCCATTGTCCATTCTGGACCCATCGAACCTTAAAGCTCTTGGCAGTGCTTTCAATGCAATCGGAAAGGTTCCTGACCTGACCGACAAGCTGAAAGCGACAGACCTTGATTCTTTTGCAAGCTCTTGTCAGAAGATTTCTACTGCCCTTACTCCTCTTGCATCTCAACTTGACAAGGTGGGCAATGCGTTTGCAAAGCTCCCGCCGCAGTTGAGCAAGGTTGTGACACAGGCTAACCGTGTGACCGCTGCCAACGAAAAGCAGCGCAAGAGCTATCTCAGCCTGTCCAATCAGATGAACGGCTTTATGCGAAACATGGCAAAGCTGGTTTCGTTGAAAGCTATCGCTGAGTATCTTGGCAACGCTGTTGCGAAGTTCAATGACTTTTACGAAGCAACAGACCTGTTTCATAATGCTATGGGCAATTTGAGCGGTGAAGCCGATACGCTCATTAGCAAGATGCAGGGCTTGCTTGGTGTTGACCCAACAAAAGCGATGACCTACATGGCTACCATCCAGAGCTTGGGCACTTCGTTTGGTCTGACCAGCGACAAAGCATACATTCTGTCTAAGAACCTGACTCAGCTTGCCTATGACGAAGGTTCCTATTGGAACAAGGATGTTGCGCAAACCTTTACCGCAATGTCCTCCGCAATCTCTGGTGAGATTGAGCCTATTCGCCGTTTGGGCATTGACCTGTCTCAGGCGCGGTTACAGCAGGAGCTTCTTGCTTTGGGCTTTAACAAGCAAGTGTCTAGTCTGTCTCAGGCAGATAAGGCGGTTCTGCGTTACATTGCCATTATGAAGCAGACTGCCAACGTGCAGGGCAACCTTGCGCAGACCATCCAAAGCCCTGCGAACCAGATTAAGATTCTGAAAGCGCAGTTGGATATGCTGGCGAAGTCTGTTGGCTCTCTGCTCTACCCTGCCCTGAAATCCATTTTGCCCCCGCTGATTGCCGCTGTTCAGCTTATTCGAGAGTTTGTTGAGTGGGTGGCAAAGCTGATGGGCGTGAAGGTCGTGTTCACCGATTTTACCAAGAGTGCTGACAGTGTTGGTGGTATCGGCGACGCGATGGATGACACAGCCGATTCGACAAAAAAAGCCGCCAAAGCCCTCAAGGACTACACGATGGGCTTTGATGAACTGAACATCATTGACCCCACACAGGGAAGTTCCGGCTCTGGCAGTGGCGCATCTGCTGGCAACATCTTGGGCGATGTAGACCTGTCCGGCTACGATATGTTCAAGCAGTACAATGAAGAGTTTGCAAAGCAGATTGACGCTATAAAGCAGAAAATCAAAGATATGCTGCCGGTTATTGGCGCTATTTCTGCTGCACTCGCATTGTGGAAAATCACCAATTTCCTGACGGACATTGCAACAGCAATTTCTAAAATGACGGATTTGCAAAAGTTGGCTCTTTCGATTGCAACAGTTGTTGTCGAAGCATCGTTAGTATTCAGTTCTGCAAAAGGCTACGCATCTAGTGGAAATCCTCTTGAGCTTTTAGGCGAAGTGGTGTCTGCTGCGTTTGGCTCTTTTGTTCTTTGGCGCACAATGGGCGCGGATGGCGTTACGCTTGGCATGGGCATCGCTTTTGTGGCGAGCCTTGCAGGTCTTACTTATGCACTTGGTACTGGCGAAGCCAATCTTGGCGATGCAAGCACATGGATTCAGGCTGCTTTAACAACGGCATTCGGTTCTATTACTGGTATCACACTGCTCACCAATCTTGGAGCAGCCGCTGGTACAGCCGCAACGCTTTCTATCGGTCTTGCAGGTCTTATTACCTTTGCTGGAATTACATTCTCGCTTGGTGAAAAGCTGAAAGAATTTCCCGTTCTTGACACCATCATCACTGCTTTGATGGGAATTTTTGGTGGCGTTGCTGGCGCTGGCGTTGCATTGCTTGTTGGCGCAAGCCTTCCTGTTGCTGGAGCCGTTGCTGCTGTTGGTGTCGGTATTGGCCTTGTTCTTCACTGGGCTGGTATTAAATGGGGCGCTAAAGAGAGCGGCGAAAAAACAGATGCTGCCGCAGAAGCCGACATTAAAATGCATTATGTCGAAAATGTTTTTGAGCAGCGCATTGAAGCCATCAAGCAAATTATCGTTACCAAGTGGAATGCGGCCATTGATTTTATGACTTCTCTTCCTGGAAAGGTTGGGAACATCATAAACAGCATTGGCGAGTGGTTCAGCTCTCTTCCTGAAAAAATCGGCTATGCCCTTGGCTTTGTCGTCGGCAAAATCGGGGAGTGGGTTGGAAACATGGTCGTTACTGTAACAACCGAAGTTCCAAAAATCGTTTCGTCTGTTGTTAAGTTTTTTGAAGAACTGCCGGGAAATATTTGGACTGCAATTCTCAAAGCTCTTGATGTTATTTCTAAATGGCGGGAGCGTATGGTGGCTTTCGTTGTTATTGAAATTCCTAAAATCGTTTCGTCTATTGTCGGTGAGTTCAAAAAGCTTCCTGACGAATTAAGAAAACTTGGCAAATTCATCTGGGACGGCCTAATCAACGGCTTAAAAGACGCATGGAGTACCGTTACAAATGGTATTAAGAGCTTCACTGATGGTTTTGTCAATGGCTTCAAAGATGCGCTTGAGATTCATTCTCCTTCGCAAGTGTTTCACCAAATCGGCGTTTATGTCGTTCAAGGCCTTGCAAACGGCATCACTGGCGCTCTCGGTTATGTCAACGATGCTATGAATAAACTCGTAGACGCCACTAAGCTCAAGGGCGAAGAGATGGCGAACTATGGCGTTGACTGTGGTGCAAGCTACGTCAACGGCATCATTTCCGGGCTAGACTCTAAGTGGACCGAACTCGATAACAACCTCAAGACCAACTTCTTCGGTACGGTGCAAACTTTCATTCAGGCTGCGCAGAGCGGAGATTGGAAAACGGTCGGCACTACCATTGCCGCTGGCATTTGGGGCGCTATGGGTGATGAGCAGCGTAAACGCGTCAAGTCCGTTGCAAGCGATTTGCTTGGCAGGCTGAGCAAAGAACTGAAAAGCCAAGCTTCTTCTCTGCTGAACACCGCTGCTACCATTGGGAAAAATCTGGTGAACAATCTGACCCAAAACTTTGGAAAGGTTTCCGCTGAAACTCAGACGATGCTTTCCGGCATTACGCAGGCTTTCGGAAACGTGAAGTCTCCTCTCGCAACGGCAGCTAAAGCCATCAGTGCGGCGCTCTCTGGTGGTTTACTCAGCTCTTTCCCGACGATTTTTGCCGGGTTTGCAAGTCTGGTAAGCACCATCGGAACCGCAGTGGCAGGAATGCTTTCTGCTGTGGGTGCTGCCCTCAGTGCTACGATTTTTGGCATTCCAGCTGGCATCGTGGCCCTTGCCGCCGCCGCAACCCTTGGAGTTGCGATTGCTGGCATCGTGTCGAAACTTGGCGGCAGCCGGTCTACCGGCAGTTACAGCGATACATCTCAGTACGTCGGAAGCTCCAGCTATAATTCCTCGACGTCTAGCTCTTCTTACAGCGGAACCTATTCTGCGGCCGGAGGAAACTCCGAAGAGATGAGAGATGCTGTGTACAACGGCTGCTACAATGCATTCCTCGACATCTGGCAGCGGTATGGAGAAGAAATCTCTGATGGAAGAGATGTGAGAGTGTACCTTGATGGTAAGCAGCTCACCGCTTCTGTTGAAAAAACCCAGAAAGAACGTGGTGTGTCTATTATGGGTACTGAAGTTTATTCCTATTAAGAAAGGATGGTTCAGATGGCTAATATTCCTGCACTGGTTACGGTGAATGGCGTAGAGCTGCCGGAACCATCCTCTTATGAGGGAACGACTAGCACGATCGTGGACTCTGGCCGAAATGTTCAGGGTAAAGTCGTTGGTTCTGTCGTTCGGCATGATGTAGCAAAGGTCTCCATGTCATGGAACTACCTCACCGCGCGGCAGTGGGCCGACATTTTGAGCCTTTTTACCACGAATTTTTACTGCACTGTTAAATTCTATAACCAAGCCACAGCCGGCTATACCACCCGTCAGATGTATGTCTCCGACCGCACCGGCGGCATGTGGCGTAGAGGGCCGAAAACCGGTGGCGTGATGGGATGGACAGGGTGCAAACTTTCTCTTGTGGAGGTATGACACATGGTTGAAGTCTCCGATAAGTGGAAAGAAAAATTTAATGAAACCCTCGTACCGGAATCTTTTGTAGAGATTACCTTTGGAATCACTGAGCCGGGTATCAACAAAAAAGCTACCATCGTCACGTCATCGGCAGCCCCGTTCTCCACCTTTCACAGTATTGCGCTTTCCAATAACGCTTCCATTTCGAGGTATTCCACAGGAGAACTTAATCTCACTGTTCTTGACGGAAGCTGTGACATTGTTCCTTCTTCCCCTCCTTATGGAACTACCGGTTTTTTGAGCGCCAAGATTTTTGACGATTCAAACCATCCTGTTATCCGGCTTGAGCTTCCGAGTGAGAGCAAGTCCTCGATTCCCGGCGTTTCAATTTGCTGGTCTACGGTATTTGAAGAATACGCTACAGATTTTTCGGTCAGCGCATATCTTGGGACTAACAGGTTAAAAACTGTGACCGTAAATGGAAACAAATCCGTCCGTTCTGATGTTGATGTAGAGCTTTCTGGATTTGATGCCGTAGAGATTGAGGTGCTGAAGTGGTGTCTCCCTAACCGCCGAGTAAGGGTCGAACAAGTGAAAATCGGAAGGTATCTGGTGTTTGACAAGACCAAAATCTTGTCCTACAGCCATTCTTCTGCAAGAGACCCTATCTCCGGGCAGCTTTCTCAGGAGTCGATTTCCTTTAGCCTTGATGACAGCGACCGTACATGGGACTCTGTGAACCCTCAAGGAATTTACAAGTACATCTATGAGCGCCAGCCTGTCGCTGTTCGTTATGGAATGGATGTTGACGGAAAGACCGAATGGGTGAGCGGAGGAATGTTCTTCCTGTCGGAGTGGAGCGTTCCCTCTAACAGCATTGAGGCGTCCTTTCAGGCGCGAGACGCTTTCCTGTATCTGTCCAGCACGAAATACACCGGAAGAAAATACGGCACGCTCTATGAGATGTGCTACGATGCACTGGAGCAGCTCGAGGCAGACGGAATTACAGCAGAAATCTCTGATGAACTGAAAGACTACTCTACGGACATCACAAGCGATGGGTCTTCTTATCACAATTCCGATATTTTGCAGCTTGCGGCAAACGCTGCCGGAATGGCTCTGTACCAGACTCGCGATGGCGTGATAAAGATTAACCGTGTGTACGGTTCTGTCGCCTCTGACTCGGTATTGGATATTCCGGTGCTGAACAATTATTCTTGGCCGGAAATCACCTTTGCTCAAAATATGCTCAATGTAGTGACCACCGCAGGTGGCGTTACCTACGCTTATCCCGAAAGCCCTTCGGGCAAAGGCGTGAGTCAGACTCTGAGCAATGTTATGCTCACAAAAGACATCCTTGCAAAATCCAGAAATGCCCTTACGGAGTCTTATGGAGTCCTTTCCAATCGTCGCAAGGCTTCTCTTACTTATCGGGCAAGCCCTATCGTTGACGCTCTTGATATGGTAAAGATTCACCATCAGTTCAATTACGATGCCGTCTTGCTGGTGACTAATGCAAAATACACCTTTAATGGGTGCTTCAAAGGCACTGTAGAGGGGTACATGATGGCAGATGCTCAGGCTTTGTCTCTTGACCATACCAGCGAACGGCTTGACTGGGGTGATTCTGTTGTTCTTTCCGCTACCCTGTCCCCCGCTACCATTGATTCTCCCAAAATCAACTGGGCAGCTTCTCCCGAAGGAATCGTCTCTCTTCACGTTCTGACAAACGCAGAGGGAAAATCCACTTGTCAAGTCAAGTGGAACTCTCCGGGCAAGGCTGTTGTCACTGCCTTTGTGGGCAACGTCTCCGCGAAATGTTCTTTCATTACAACATCGTACAACCTGTTTGATATTGCAGAGGGCGACACCGTCCTTATGGACGAGGGCGGCAACGTGGCTGAGTTCATCGTTGCGAAACACGACTACGAAAGCGAGCTGAATGGAGCCGGACGAACTCTTCTGGTTCGAAAACACTACGCGGCTATCATGGCTTGGGATTCTACATGGTCTACTTACGCCAGTAGCAGCGTAAACAGCTGGCTCAACAACGAATACTTCAACTCGTTCAGTTATGCTCAAAAGCAAGCTATCAACAAGACAACCATCTACTACACCCCGGGCTTCTCCGATTCTTACTGTAGCTCTGGTAGTAGCAGGGTATCCACGATGGCCGAAAGTGTTTTCCTTCTTTCCAACCATGAGTTTGGATACGACACGGAAGGCTCTGATGCTCCGAATTGGACAACTAGCAGCCCGAGCTATAAGCACAACGAGGGGACTCCCCTGCAAAATGCATCTGAAATCCTGAAGACAATGCTTGCCTCCGACATGGAAGGTTCTGAGAGAGGACGTTCTATCTGGACAAGAACTCCCTACCTGTACTCGCTTCAGATGCTCTATGATATTGCTGGCACAAGCTCAAGCGCAAACAAGTACTGGCGACCTCTGTTGGTCAGCAAACTTGTAGACGCATACGCTGTGTATGATTCTATGTTACAAGTGAATGCTAACGCAGAGACGATTTCTTACGCTACGAATGACGAGGGTCCTCGTAAATATGACAATGTCGTTCACCCCGCATTTACCGTCCCAAAGTCTCTTTCCATTGACGCTGACGGCAAACTGATTTTTTAAGAGGTGATTGTATGGCAAAGTGGATTACTGACCGGACGCAGGCAGATGTAGACCGGGTAAAAGAACTGACCGCAAAGGCAAGAAGTGGCACATGGACAGAGGAGGAGCAGAAAGAATGGGCCTCCGGCATGAAAGGAGCGCTCAGCTACACTGACTATGCACGAATCGAACAAGGCATGAAAGAGCTTGCTGACATTGTCGGAGCGAAACTTCCTATCGACCCGATTTCGGTCGTGACGGCGCTTAATACTTCCGGAAAAATCCCTGCATGGGATACTTATCCCGCCAAGTCCGAGTTTTTCATGCCGCTGACTGTTAAGAAAGCGGGCCTGCCGCTCCGCTCGCTGGGATTCCGCGTCAAGGGCTATATGCCGGGAAAAATGCGCACCGTCTTACGCAAGTACGGCACCGAGACCGCTCTGGTAGACAAGTCCATCGACCTTGTCAAAGGCTACAACGATGTAGTGCTGGACATGGGCAACATCGTGTTGGAAAAGGGTGTCGAATACCAGCTCTATTTCGCCGCCGCCAACAACTTCTATCCGCCCTCTGTCGAGCCATCTTGGGTCGTAGCAAACGACTACATCGACATTGCACATGGCAGCGCCTACTATGGCGATGACGTCAAAATGATTTTTTCTGGAACAATCACTTTCGCCGGAACGTCTACTCCCGAATGGGGGCCGAACAGCTATCTTACCACAGAGGACGCCAATCGTTGGATAGCCAGCGTGAAAGCCATTCGCTCAAAATGCAGCGGAACAAGCTCTACTCCGGATGTGCCGAAATCCCTTTCTATGAAATTCGGTGTGATAAATCAGGTCGAAAAGATACTTTCTGACATCGAAAGTATAGCCAAAGATTATACGCTTTACTGCTCCGAGCCAATTTGTGGAGGTGAACCTTACTATGCGGTTTATTGACCGAAAAGCAAAATACCCGGGCCGTTGGACTATGAAAAAGTCAGACGGCACGTCTGAGGTCGTCACTCTTGTCCGAAATGATGAGCCCATCGTGGAAGGCACTCCCATGAACGCCAACACACTGAACACTCTTTCAGATGTTGCTGGCGCAGATGTGGCCAGAGCCGCCGCAGAACGAAGTGCCGCTTTGGCTTCTTCTTCGGAAGCGAACGCAAAAGCCAGTGAAGCTGCGGCCGGAAAAAGCGCATCTGCTGCATCTTCCAGCGCAAGCGCTGCATCGAACGATGCAAAGGCAGCAGGTGCGAGCGCAAGTAAGGCTTTGGCTAGCGAAAAAGCAGCTTCGTCCAGCGAAAAGGTTGCAAAAGCCAGCGAGGAAGCAGCGGAAAGAGTTCTGGCCTCCATCCCCGATGAATACACGGAAATGCAGACAAAGCTCCAGGATTCCTTCGTGGTCATCCGTTCCTTACAATTTGAGCTGGATGCCCTGCGTAAACAGCATGAAGCGGATGCGTTTTTACTGTCGGCGCTGGTCAACAGTTGCCTGAAGGAGCGCACCGTGAGCCTGAGCACCGAAAGTGGGGTCGGCCTGACCACGGAATCGGGAGCGGCGCTTGAGTGCGTAGCTTTGGTATCTGGTTGTGCCAGCGCATGACCTGTAATAAAAGAAAGGAAGCGAACCTATGGCAAAAATTACGGAACTGCCGAGCCTTTCGGCAAAAAATGTGAACCCGGCCAGCAATCTCCTCCCTGTGGTGGCAGGAAACCAGACAGACCGGGCAACTCTGAACGACCTGCTAGAGGGCTACTTTAATCGGGGAGCTCTGACGAGCGGAAGCGCCGCAGCGCTAAAAAACTGCTTGCCTCGGTTCAAATACCTCGGCACCAGCGTCACGAGCGAGCAGTGGGCCGCTATTCAAAATGGCACCTTCGATGGGCTGTTCCTTGGCGACTACTGGACTATCAACGGCGTGGACTACATCATCGTCGCTTTTGACTACTGGTTGAGCACCGGCGACACGCCTTGTACCAAGCACCATGTCGTGGTCATCCCGCGGAACAATCTGTACACCTACAAGTTCAATTCGACCAACACGACCAAGGGCGGCTATGTTGGCTCTGACCTGTACAAAAACGGTCTGACGCAGGCAAAGACCACCATCAACAGCGCGTTTGGCTCCGCGCACATCCTGAGCCATAGGCAGCATCTGGTGAATGCCGTCACCAACGGAAAGCCCACTGGCTCCGACGGGTACGACAGCACGGTGGAGCTGATGGACGAGAACATGGTCTATGGTGGCAGACAGTTCAGCCCCATGCCGGACGGCACTGACCCGTTGAGCACCTGCCGTAACTACACCATCGACAAATCGCAGCTGCCTTTGTTCCACCTTGCCCCGTGGCTGATCTGTAACGGGCACTGGTATTGGCTGCGAGACGTCGTCTCGGCAGCCAGTTTCGCGCGTGTCTCCGGCACCGGCGTTGCGGACTGCAGCCTTGCCAGCAACGCCGGTGGCGTTCGTCCCGTCGTCGGGCTGATCGGCTGATCGAACATCCTGCGGGCTTGTACCGCAGGATTGAAACAACCCAAAAGGAAAGGACATCACATGGAAAAAGAAATAAGAACATGGGCGGTTACGCTGGCTGATGGGACAAAGCTCGAAAAGCTGACCCTGAACAACGGCGCAAACACGTTCCACTCTCCCACGGAGATTACTAGGAGCATGTTCGACGGAAAGCTGTCGGAAGTCCACATTGCCGCCAGCGATGGCGATATGACCGAGTGTGCTTACCCGGACACCCTGCACGATGCAGAGCTTGTGCAAATCATGCAGCCTGCTGACACCCCGGACGGAACGTGGCAGTTTATCTTGCGGGAAATTCCAGAGGGCGAAGCCGCTAAAGCCAAAGCAGAAAAACGCTTCACATCGTTGGAAGCGGCGAACGACGACCTTGTGCTCATGATGGCTGATTTGATTGGAGGCTAAAATATGAAGACGCTGAACAACCTGAAACTCCGCATCATGGTGCGGGCGTTCCGCATCCGGCTGAACAACGGCGAAGCCTTTGAGGACATCGCGGCGGATTACCCCGCCCTGACCGCTGACGACCTGGAAGCTATCAAAGAAGCCCTCGGGCAGTAAGGCGGCGCGGAATGAAAGCATTTTTTGAGTTTATTTTCAAGCTGCTGGCAGCCCTTTCCCACGCGGCTGGAGACAATGCAGAGGAGCCGGACGCCCCCGCTCCTGAAAAAGTGTCCACTGTGGACACCCAGAGCGCTGCTCCTCCCGGGTGGGAGGGCGCACCGCCCTACCGCTACATCGACGTGAGCCGGTATCAGGGCAAAATCACCCTCAACGGCTGGCGCAAGGTCAAAGCGGCAGGCTACAAGGGGGCCATGCTCAAAACGGTATCCACCAATAAAAAGCTCTCCAAGCGGGCAGACGGCCTGTACATCGACCCGACCTTTGAGACCAACTACCGCAACGCCCGGGCTGCCGGGCTGGACGTGGGCGTCTACTACTACACCTACGCCACCAGCGAGGCGATGGCCGATGCAGAGCTTGCCCTGCTGCGGCAGGCGGTGTACGGCAAGGAGTTTTCTCTTCCCATCTGCGTGGACGTGGAGGAAAACAAGCTCAAGCAGCTGTCCACGCTTGACCTGTCCAACCTTGCCGCTTACGCGCTGGAACAGGTGGAGCGGATGGGTTTTTACGCCCAACTGTACACCTACACCGGTTACAAGTATGAGCTGGACATGGCTCGGCTGTCTTCTCGGTGGGACGTCTGGCTGGCCGACTACACGGGCGAGCCGCCTGCTGTCACCTTTAAGTACAACTCCCACCAGCACACCAGCAAGGGCCGCGTGCCGGGCATCTCCGGCAACGTAGACCTCAACGTTACCACCCTCAACTACCCGAAAATCATCCGCAAGAAGGGTCTGACCCGTCTCCGGGAGGGCGCATGAGCGACGCAATCATCGTAGCACTCATCACTGGCGGCCTGAGCCTGATTGGCGTGCTTATCTCTAACAGCAGGGCCGCTCAAAACATGGACGCCAAGCTGGAAAAACAGCAGGCCATTACCGACACTAAGCTGGACGAGCTGACCCGGGAAGTTCGGACACACAACAATTTCGCTCAGCGCGTCCCGGTGCTTGAAGAACAGATGAAGGTGGCAAACCACCGCATTGCAGACCTCGAAAAAGAGAAAGGAGAGTAATACATGGTAACAATCAATAACATTTTGGGCGTCATTCCTGCCCCGGTGGCCCTCGTGCTCATGCTGGGCGGCTTCATCTTTTACGCCATGGGCTGCGTCCGGCTGGGCTATGGCGCAGCGGTAAAGCCGCTGGTGCTGGACCTCATCGAGCGGGCAGAGCAGGAGATTCAGGGGACTAAGCGCGGCGCAGAGCGCAAAGCGTGGGTCGTCAAGATGCTCCGTGCCGCCCTGAGTACCAGCAAATACGGCAGGCTCATCAGCTGGGCCATTACCGACGAGACCATCGGCACTGTGATTCAATTTTTCTTCGACCGCGCCCGAGCGGCGCTGGAAAAGCAGTAAGGAGATTATTATGGCAAGCACTACATACGAGCAAACGCCACGCTATTATTATGATCAGCGTGCGTACCCGATTTTGTGGCCCGCAGTGTGTGACCATTTTGCCAACGGCGGCAAAATGGGACATCCCCGTACCGTGACCGTTCGAGTGCGCAACGCCGGACAGCTGCCGCAGCCTTTTTGGCTCGGTGCTGCCTGTGGCGGCGGCTCGTGTAGTGCTGCCCGCTGCGCTGCAAGGACTTGACCGACAGCAGATGACCGTCGCCATCAAAAACGCACCGCTTGGGAGGGTAGACCGTAAGATAGCCTTACTGCGGTACGTTGAGCGGCTCCCGCTGCCGGACATTGCAGCACAGACACATTACAGCCGGACGGCGGTAGGCTACCGGCTGAAAGGCATTGAAAAAATGTTAAATGTGTGATATAATATTTTTACGAGCTGAGTGTATGTAGGACGCATGTTTAAGGCTGATTCTACAAACGCAACAAAGCGGCAGGCTATTCCAGAGCTTGCCGCTTTTCTTTTTGCACGAATTGTGGTATAATATACTTAACAAATCCACCCGGCCTCTCGAAGAAGCGCATTAGGGTGGATATTTGCCAGCTAGCCCCGTGCTTTATCTGGGAATGAAAAAAGCGGTTGCCAGATAGGCGCCGACCAGTCTCCCGCTCGCCTACTTATAGTGCGTACCATGCGGGAGACGCAATTTTGCCACTTCGGTGGCGGGGCGATTACTCGCTCACTTATAATCCATCAGCTTTAGGCTGGTGGATTTTGTTTTATTCGCACTAGTTTTGTCAAAAGCATTCCATATATTGGATGATGTGATATTTTAGCATTGCACTTCAATGTGTGCATCTTTACAGTTAAGCGCTCATGCGGATTTTTCCGCGTGGGCGCTTTTCTTTTTTTGTCCTTCGTTATACCTTCGTTGTCTTTCGCTTTTTGCTGATGCGGTACACTAAGAGCACAAGGAGGGATGTATTATGAGCTATTATCCGACACCCGGAGCACCTTACGTTCCGCAGCAGCCTGTCAATCCTTACGGCGGTATGGGCACGGTAGGACTTGCCACTTCCCTGCCAAACGCACAGATGCAACAGGCACAACCGCAGCGTCCGCAGCCGATGAATGGGCAACAGCCCGTTCAGCAGTCGGCACAAGACGGTGGTTGGCTACTGGGCAGACCTGTTTCCAGCAGGGAGGAGTTTTTGGCGATACCGTCTGACCTGTACGGCAGACCGACCTATTGCCCTGACCTGCGCAGCGGTGTGATCTACTGCAAGCGGCTCAACCCGGACACCTGCGAATCCTATGTACAGGAGTTTTACAGCCCGGAAGCGTGGCGGCAGATACAGGCGCAACAGGCGCAGCAGACCGCTGCACCGACACAGCAGTATGTGCCCATTGAAGAGTATAACGCCCTCGTCCACAGGCTGGATGAACTGGAAAAGTGGCAAAAGAGCTTTTCCAAGCCCACTGCCGCTGCAAAGAAAGGAGAATAACAATGTCCTCTCCGTTTGATGTGATTACGCACAGCCCCATCATGCAGCTTGCGAACCTTGCCCGTGCCGGACAGAACCCGATGGGGCTTATCCAGCAGTTGAGCGGGCAGAACGCACCCATCATGCAAGGCTTGAACCTGATTCAGGGCAAAAACGAAACGCAGCTCCGAACGATGGCGCAGAACCTCGCCAAAGAGCGTGGCATCGACCTGAATCAGCTGGCAAGCGCTCTGAACCTGACGCTGCCCCGGTAAAGCATCCCTCTAAGCGAAACGCTTCTCAGTTTTGCGGACTTGATAAAAACCGCTTTTGTTTGGCTTCGCCCACCGCACACGGCGGTGGGATGGCATAACGCAAAACTGAAAGGAGTTTTGTTATGGACGATTTTGCAACTGGTTATCTGGCTGGGCAGGACGGTGGCAATAACAACGGCGGATTTTTCGGCAACGAAGGTCTGTGGGCGGTTATCATCCTCGCCATCATCTTCGGCTGGGGTACAAACGGCTACGGTCGAAACGGTGGTGACAACGGCATGAACAGCTACATCCCCTATCTGGTCGGCACTGGCGCAACTGGTCAGGGTGGCGCAGATACTCGTGCGGCTCTGTCTGAAGGCTTCTACCAGCAGGACACTTCCCGTTCTCTGGCTGGCATTCAGAGCGGTATCTGCTCTCTGGGCTATGACCAGCTGGCGCAGATAAACGGAGTCAACGCCAACATCGCAAACGGCTTTGCGGGCGTGAACAGCGCCATCTGTCAGCTCGGCTACCAGAACGCACAGCTCGTAAACGGTCTGGAACGCAGCGTGTCCAACGGCGACAACGCCATCAGCCTCGCCATCATGCAGGAGGGCAACGCACGGCAGGCGGGTCAGACCGCACTTTCCACGCAGCTTGCATCTTGCTGCTGCGAGAACAAGCAGCTCATCGGCGACCTGAAGTACACCATTGCACAGCAGGACTGCGCTACCCGTCAGGCTATCGCAGACAACGCCCGTGCCATCGTGGACAACTGCAACGCCAATTTCCGCAGCATGATGGACTACTTCACGCAGGATAAGATTGCCACTCTGACCGCTGAGAACCAGAACCTGAAGTTCGCTGCTTCTCAGGATCGTCAGAATGCGCTTCTGACCACTGTGATGTCCCAGCAGACCGATACCATCCTGAACCGGGTCAATCCTCGTCCGATTCCCGCTTATCAGGTGGCAAACCCCAACGTGGGCGTGAACTGCTGCGGCTGCTGCTAACCTACACACTCCCCGATAACACCGGGTGAACCATCGGGGCAGGGGTAAGACACCTCTGCCCCTGATTTTTTAGGAGGAAAACATTATGGCTTGCAAAACAAGCTGCAAACTCTGCCCGCACTTGGTCATCAGTCAGGCGGTCACGTTTGCCAACGACACGCTGACCATCAATATCCCTGCTGGCGCATACCAGAACGGAGAGAAGTATTGTATCGTGGTTGCTCAGAGCTTGCCGGACACGACTACCATCAACGCCCCTGTGGTCATTACCATAGGTGCAGGCACGACCGCGTACCCTCTGACCGATTGCAACTGCGCTCAGGCAACCGCCGAGAGCATCCACACCCGCACCCGCTACGCTACCCGTGTGGCAACGTCTGCAACCGGCACCGGCACGTTTAAGTATCTTGGCTGCTTCTGCCGCTCCCACGCCGGTGCGCCTGCGTCCATTTCTTGAGGAGGTATAGATTATGGGCAAGAATAATTTTCGCCGCATGATGATGCTCCGCGACCACGACAAAGACCGTGAGCCGGAACGTGACCGCCTTGAGGAAGAGCGTGACCGCAGGGAACGTGAGCTGGAACGCCGTCTGCGTAAGCTGGAAGATGGCAGCGACCGCTATCCTTACTATCCGCAGGAGGAAAACCGCTACATTGACCCCTACCCTATCCCCCGCTACCCTGACGTAGAGTACGAGCGCAAGATGCCGCAGATTGGCTTCTCGCAAAACGGAGACTGGGACAAGCGGTCTGGGCAGTATGAGCATGGCGGTGCGGACAGCCGCTCCATCAAGATGCCACGCAAGCACCTTACCCACGATGAAGCAGAGGAATGGTGCGACAGCATGGTGAATGCTGACGGCACAAAGGGCTGTCACTGGACGCTGGAACAGACACAGGACGTTGCCAAACAGCGCAACATCACTTGTGACCCGAACGATTTCTGGGCTGTTATGAACATGATGTACTCGGATTATTGTCAGGTCGCAAAACGCCAGTCTGTTGACACTCCGGGCTTCTATGCTGACATGGCAAAGGCGTTCCTTGAGGACGCAGATGCCGCAGATGGCAAGGCATATCTCTACTGGGATTGCGTGACAGAGAAGTGAAACAAAAGAGGGGGTGTGCCCAAAATTGGACAGGCCCCCTCTTTATTTACTATCAGCACTGAAAATTCAGTTATGACCAGAGCGCAATTTTGCGCTTTGATAATTAGTGGCGAAAAATTCCGCCACTAAATCAGCCTAAATCAATCTGGTCTTTCGATGCTGCAACGGACAGGTTGTAGATGTACTCCCCTGCCGTGAATCCGTGCTTGCGTGCTTCTCTCGTAACGAACGTCCGCTCGCTGTCGCTCATAAGAATTGTGATTCGCTTGCTACGTTTGCCGTCACCCTTCTGCCCCTGATGGGAAGTGTAAGGCTGAATCTCCATCGTGCGCTTTGCATCGCTGACAGATAGGTTGGTAAGAGCAATCATAATCTGCTGGTTCTGCTGAACGATGGCTTGCAAGACTTCCGTGTTCTTCATCAGCACTTGCAAGATTGCATCGTTCTGCGCGTCAGGCTTGTTCTCCTGCTGGTTCATACTGTAAGAGCCAGTCTTGCGAAGCGTAGGAAGCACATCATGCGTTACCCATCTCTTAAAACGGCGAAGCTTCTCAATCCTTTCCTTGATTTCGATGGGGTACTCATCTGACACCCCATGATTATGCGCTTTTTGCGGCTGCATTGCAAAAAGAAGAGCATATAACCCGGATTCGTTGATAACAGTCACTGTTTGCTCACGCCCAAGAGAATCTTTGATTTTCAAGGAACGCTTATCGCAATCGTCAATTCGTCCGATGCTTCTATTTGGGTTCTTGTCTTGAAACGCATTACATACATCCCTACCGACAAACCAGTACTCTCCGTTTTTCACAAATGTTCTGATTGAGCCAAACTCTTCGTTCTTAAAGATTTGAAGTGCGTTTCTGTTATCCATCATATCCTCCATATTCAACTGTTTGGCATCTTCCACGCCGACCTCATACGCCTTGTAAGTGATGCGAGATAACGCTTCCGCAATCTCATAATCATCCTTATTGAGCGGACGACCATTGTTGTTTTTCTTGAAGTTTTCGAGAATCTCTTCTTTCGTTGCCGGAATGTTCATTGGCTTTACCACAAAAATCTTGCTTGTAATGCAACTATGAAGATGATATAATGGATTTATCACCCATAATCGCATGGAGTGTAATCCCTTAAACTGCCGGTGACCGCCAAGTTACGAACAGTTTAGGGGATTTTTTATTTTTGATGTTCAAGCCATTGCTGGACAGCTTCACGAACGGCTTCTCCCTTAGAAATGCCGTTTTTTTCGCAATAATCCGAAAGCTGTTTGTCAGTATTCACGTCCAAACGGACGCTTGTGCGAACACTGTTCGGGTTTTCCAGCTTTGGTCTTCCCATTTTTGCACTCATGCGTTCACCTCCACTTTTGAGCGCACATTAAGTATACTATTTGTGTGCTTAAAAGTCAATACCTACTACCGGAAGATACAGTTTGCAGGTATATCGTGTTTCACGACATACCTCAATCCTCCAAGAAATCTTCCAACTCAATCTTCCCATCTGCCGCAGCAGCAGCCAGAGCGTACACATACTGCCCGATGGTCATTCCGTGCCGTCTGGCTTCACGGTTGATATACTTACGTTCTTCCTCGCTCATAAGGATGGTAATGCGCTTAGAACGTTTGCCGTCACCGCTTGCAACGCCCTGATGCGATTCCGGCATCGGGATTTTTTTCTTTGTCAAGCCAGCTTCTGCAAGTGCGCCGGGAACATCTCCCTGTTCGATAAGACGTTGAACTTCTTTCGCTTGTTTCAGCTTCTTCGGCTTACCTTCGCCTAACACGGCATCATTTGGCTGTCTTTCGTTGTCTTTGGCTTGCTTCGGCTTAATACTGCTTAATTCCGCTTCACTTGGCTGTGCATGGCTGTCTGTGGCTTCACTGGGCTTAATCTGTGCTTGTTCGGCATTATTCGGCTTTGTTTGGCTTACTTCTTCTTCCTTTGGCTCACTTCGGCTTAATGGCTGTTCCGAAAAAACAGGCTGGAAGTCAAACCCGCCAAGCAAACCCGTGGATTTTTTGCTGGTTGACTTCATTCTTCTTCCTCCCAATCTTCATCAAGGTCAGGAACGGTCGGCAACGGCATCCAGTGAGTTATATTATGCGGCTTTCCGCTTTTGTCCCGCCATTCCTTAAAATCTTCTTCATAGCCTACAATTTCTACATCGTATTCGTCTTTGCTAAACCCGATAACGTATGGGTTTAGTTCATCTGGCATTTCATCTTCTGATTTCGCCCATTGATTATTTGCAAGTTCTTTCTGCCACTTTTTGCAATATTTTTCAGCTAGATACCACTGAGAATGAAACGCCATTTCTTTCTCTTTATCGGAAAGGTCATTAAATGAAAAACCAAAATTGATAATGTAGACTTGCTCCGTGTCATCAGAACAAGTTGCATTCAAAAGATGTGGGTACAAATCGCTCATTTTTCTTTCCCCTCTACAATCTTCTTTGCCAGCTCTTTGAAATCCTCTGCGCTGGTGCTCTTTGCCGTGTCACCGCTAAACAGGCTGTGACGTTCTGCCTGCGCCTTACGAACGCCCATAGACGGTCTAATCTTCACGTCCAGCAGGCTTGTGCCCATGCTCTGTGCAATCACGGGGAGCTGTTCCACAACCTCTTTGGACAGGTTCTCACGGCTCTTGTACTGATTCAGAAGCAAACCTTCAATCTTCAAAGTCGGATTGAAGTATCTGCGGACATCGCCGATAGTCTGCGAAAGCTGGCTCAAGCCAGCAAGTGCGTATCGGTCTGCTGTGATGGGTACGATGATGCTGTTGGCGGCGATCAGCGCGTTCACAAGCGCAAGACCAAGCTGCGGGGGAGTGTCCAGCACAATATAATCATACTGTTCAGACACGCTTTCAAGGGCTTCTCGCAGTCGGAAGTTCTTGCCCATGTCCCGGACAAGCTGCTCGTCAATGTCCTTCAACGCGCTGTCGGACGGAAGGATGTCACCAGCTTCACAGTGCTGGATTCCTTCCTCTACTGTGCCTTGCCGGGTCATCACATCAAACAGGGTGCATACGTCCTCTGTCTGTGCGCCGTAGGTGTCCGTTGCGTTGCACTGGGCATCGCAGTCCACCAGCAGGACTTTCTTGCCAAGCAACTGCAACGCGCCAGCCAGACAGGTGCTTGTGGTGGTCTTTCCTGTGCCGCCCTTCTGGTTTGCGACAGCTATGATTTTTGCCATTTTATCACTCTTTCTTTATTCTTTCGGTTCGTCAGGAAGCGGCATCCAATGGGTTACATCTCTTAAAACTTCGTTGTCCTTCCATACATCAATGGAATCCCTTTCCCACCACAAAGAATCATATCTTCCTCTTGCCAAATGCCCAACGTCAATATGCTTTTCCGTGAAAACAATTACATTCTCCCTGTAATTTGGCAGCTTATCTTTCACACTAATCCATCCCATTCTTTCTCCTTTCTGCTTCATCTGCTCAATGTGCCACATCTGGCTGCTCTTGCAATGCTTCAATGGAATAGGACGCTGGCATATACCTATCTACGATACCTGCCTTATCCACGCTTCTAATCAGATAACCAACAGGTCTGTCCGGGAACGGAGACCTATCCAAAGACAAAATATCCTTATACGCAGCCTTTACCGTCTCGTAAACCGCTTCTCTGCGTCTTGGTAGCTTGATTTCAGGATGTTCTTTCTTCATCCACTTCTCAACTACCTTCGCCACGTCAATGCAGTCCTGCTTTTCCAGTTCGTCACACACAGACCAGTCGAAATCCTCATATCCGCTTCTGCGGGGCTTTTTCACGGCTTTTTGAGGTTCGGTCAACACTTCGCTTGCCTGCGCTTCAATCAACGTCTCAGACGCTTTAATTTTTGGCTTAAACTTGACTGCTACAGCTTTTCGTGCCACAAGGACTGGTTCGTAGGTCACAACAATGTCAGACACGGCATTGATTTCGTCCACAGCAACGTCAAGCACTCGCTTGCGAAGGTTCTTATAAACATCGTAGCTGGCTTCCATCGCACCGAGCTGCTCTCTCAGCTTCTTCAGACTGATTTCATGCGGTTTGTTGTCCATATTCAACCAGTCCCGAAGAATCGAGTAAAGCAAGATACTGTACTGTGACTTCATTCGTGACGTGTAACGCAGCCGATACCGAACATATCCGCTTTCGGCAATGTCGAAAAAGATGGAGCGAAGGTCTGGGTTGCATGTAATTGCCACGACGTAAGACCTTGTTTCTGGTACATAGTCCAGTTTTGCCCTCGTGAATAAGACAAAACTTTCAAACGTTCCTTTCTCCTTGTCAATAGGAATCGAAACTGTATTGCCCAAAAAGTGCTTGATCTGCGGCTCAATCCTTCGTGCATCAAGGCTTTTCAGACCAAGAAGCTCCCTGTATTCAGCAAGCGTAAACTCTACACGACTGCTACTTGGGTCTCTCGGGTTTATTCTCGATAGATAAACCTCTAGCAGACGAAGTTCTCCTGCTGTGTAGTCCCTGAACTTCGCCCAAACAAGCGATTTGCTTTTCTCGACAAGGTTGTTGTCTGATATTTTTGGCATCTACTCACTTCCTTTAATGGTCTGAAAACAGTATATCACAAGAAGGGGGACGTGTCAACAATTTTCGTCCCCCATGACTTGTCATTTCGTCCCCCATGTCCTCGTCATTTTGTCCCCCGTGGCTTGACAAAACGTCCCCCATGCTTTGTCATTTCGTCCCCCATCTACATATTATATATTAAACAAGAAATAAACAAGAGGTTAAATATCATCGTTAAATAGTCGATGATGATAATTTTCAACAATTTCTTTATTTTTACATTCCAGTTTGTGGATAACTGAACTCTGCATTTGCTAAATAAGACTATATCCGAAGAGAAGCTGTGCATCGTTAGTCACATTAAACGTGGACGGATTGCGGATAGGTGTACAAAAAGTGGATGGAAAGGTATACCTAATCTGCACGATGGGGGACGGATTGACGAGCTACCAAATCAGAAGCAACAGATTAACGATAATTCGTTATTTATTTCACGCAAATACTGTCGATTCGTAGCCTATGGGGGACGGAATGACAAGGTAAAGGTATACCTAATCTGCATGAAACGTGTACAAAAAGTGGATGAACGTGGACAAAATGTTCTTCAAAAACTGCGATAATTCGACAATCAACCAGTTATATTATTGGGATTCACGGTATAGGAATCGTTGGACTTCATGGCTGCTTCCGTTCCAGCGTCCTGTGCCTGATAAAGAATCTCCATTTTTGGAACGGTTCCGTTCGGGTCTGGGTCAGTTCCGGTAGCCTGTGCTATCTCGTAGTTACCTGATACCATCCGGCAGACGGAAACCCTGTCCTTCAACGGCGCGTGGAGGTTTGCCAGAATTTCCGTCAGCACACCGATGTGGTCTGAGCCATGATCTCCGTACCAGATGTACAGCAAGGCATCTATCTCATAAGAGGAACACTCCATCATAGCATCTATGAGAATCTGCCGTTTCTCCATGTCGGAAAGGCTATCTTCCAGATGCTCCAGCAGGCCGGGATGAATGCAAGCGTCCATGTATCGAGCCGCCGATACGCCGCAGTAGGTAAACCAACGCATAGCCATCGGCAGGGAGATTGGCGCAGTTCCTTGCTCCCAACTAGCTATCGTGCAGCGATTTACATTCATTCGTGCTGCCAATTTTAGCTGACTCAGACCGGAACGCATCCGTGCCATTTCCAATGCTTTGGCTGTTCTCAACAAATATTCATCCATAATCCTCGCCCCATCGACAAAAATTTACAAAACTGCTGGATTCGACAAACCAAAAAATGGAAAAAACTGCTGTGGATAACCAACAGCAGCCTGTGTTATAACTGTACCATCGAAAAAACAATCAAACAGGAGGTAACAACATGATTATCATTGACGGAATGCCCGCATCTGAACCGATCGAAACCACAACGCCGAAACCATGGGAGGAAAACGAATGAACCGAACCGTAGACGCTCTGATTGTCCCATACGCTCGCAGACGGACGCTGGAGCTTGTCCTGAGCCTTTCTGGGTACGAAGCCGATAAAGACGCTTACCTCGAAGCGAAAGGCATCTTAGAACGTGCCGTAGCCGCCTTAGACGAGGGACGCGACCCGGCAGAGAACATTGAACGCATTGGTGGACAGCTCGTAGAGCTGTGATTGGAGGAAAGATGGATAGGCGTTGTCCCTTTTGACTTAAACACTCGTGGCTTCCCTGATGTGAAGTAATGGATGTGAAGAAAACGTTCGATTTTTACAAAGTTGTTAAAAATGTATTGACTTGACAACTAGAAGATGTATAATCGTATCAAATGAACATCTGCACTTACCAATCGGGAGGATATGCCACAATGAGTGAACAGGAAAGAGCCAAGATTGACCGATTTATTGCATGGCTGCTGGAACATCCTGAAAAGATTCCGGTAGCGGAGCAAGCCCTAAACCTAGAATAATAGAAAATCCCTTGCGCAGAGCTACACCAGCCCGGCACAAGGGATTCTTTTATTTTACCGGGTCAGAACCACTTCTTTTTTCGGTTTCTACGGTAACGATATTTTCTGCTATTGCCATATAGCACACGGTCGTTGCCTTTTAGCAAGGCCTGCATAAACCAGAAGCAAAAGGCACAGCCACACAACAGGTAATACACAAGCTTACCTCACATTTTTTCAATTAAGTTCATCAGTGCTTCACGCTGTTCCTTCGGCATAGATTCAAGCTTTTTTCTAATCCGCTCCACTGCTGCATCGACTTCGCTTTGCGGCTGCTGGGGCGGGTTTTCTTTTTGCTCACCAGAAACCAATGTATCCACGCTTGTTCCGAAATAAGAAGCTATCTTGTCAAGCGTCTCATATTTCAGGGTCTGCTTTCTACCGTTTTTCAAATCGGTCAAAGACCCACGGCTTGCGCCCGATTCCTTGCACATGGTGGTCACGTTTACTCCACGCTGCTTGCAGAGTTTTTCAATATTTTCGTACAAGTTTGCCATAATTCCAGTCCTCGCATTGTAAGGTTTGCTGAAATTACGCGAACGCTTAAAAAAGCCTTGCATTTTACGCGAAAGCGTATTATACTAAGACCGTACCGCGAAGGCGTAATGAATGATTTCTAGCAACTTCATTATATTACACTTATGCGTAAAAATCAATAGCCGGAGGTGAAATAATGGCTGAAAAAAAGCCTCTGTGTGACTTTGGCAAACAAATCGAGATTGCTCTTATCCAAAAAGACAAGACCAACGACTGGTTGATTGAAAAAGTCAAGGAGGATACTGGACGATATTTTGACCGCTCTTACCTCTTCAAGGTTAAGACCGGAAAGCTGGAAACGCCCGGCATCAAGAAAAGCATCTGCCGGATTTTGAATATTCAGGATTCGGGAGTGTAAGAAGGGAGAGAAAAAATGGCAAACATTCAAGTTTTTGAATATCAGAACAACAAGGTTCGCACGGTCGATGTGGATGGCGAAGCGTGGTTCGTTCTGAAAGACGTGTGCGCTGTGCTTGGTATTAGCAATAACCGCATGGCTGCTGACCGATTAGATGATGACGAAAAGGGTGTCAGTCTGATTGACACCCTTGGCGGCAAACAGGAAATGGTAATCGTCAACGAAAGCGGTCTGTACCATGTCATTCTTCGTAGCGATAAGCCAGAAGCGGCTCCGTTTCGCAGATGGGTAACGAACGATGTGCTTCCTGCAATCCGTAAGACTGGAAGCTACAACGCACCGCAGCTCACCCGCTCGCAGCTTCTCGCAACCGCACTGATCGCAGCGCATGAGGAGCTGGAAGAGAAAGACAAGCAGATTGAAACCATGAAGCCAAAAGCACTGTTTGCTGATGCAGTGAGCGCAAGCAGTCAAAGCATTCTTGTTGGTGAAATGGCAAAGCTGCTGTCGCAGAACGGCATCCAGATGGGTCAAAACCGCTTGTTCGCATGGATGCGTGAGAACGGATACCTGATTAAGGACAGAAAGCGGACAGACTACAATATGCCGACCCAGAAGTCTATGGAACTTCGCTTGTTTGAAATCAAGGAAACATCCATTGCACATTCCGATGGGCACACTTCCATTAATAAGACTCCGAAGGTGACGGGCATTGGTCAGGTCTATTTCGTTAATCTCTTCTTAAAGACGGAGAAGGACAAGAAAGTGGAGGACTGAATATGGAACAGATTTTGACATTAAAGGTAGACCTTGAGCACCCGGATGATGCAAAGTTTGCCATTGACGAGGCGGTAGAAGCCTACGAAGCGGACAAACTGAAGTGGACAGAAGCGGAAATCATGGAAGCGCAGCACTTAGCAATTCGCATTATGAGCCGACTGTGTTTGGATGGATATAGCATTGAGTGGTTTGGCTCAGGCTGCTATATCGTAGCTTACATTAGGGCGTATGGAGAAGCAGAGTCAAAGAAATCTGATTGCGCATTTTATGCACCGGATTGGAACATTTGGGTTGCCAAGTGTGTTTGCCTGTGTCGGGCTACCGGAAGGGACGTGCCCACCTTCATCACTAAAAAGGCTGGTGAGTGCTGGTGACGTATTTTTACAAAGCACCGAGCCGGAAGCGCAGGTTGAAACTTGCAATGGCGGAGGGCGTGTCCCGGAACGAAGCCAACAAGGTGCTCTTGATGGAGAAGTCCATCAACCAGTGCTTTGAACGGCACAACAGAGAAGAAAGGTTGAAAGAGGAGATGCAGCGTGGAAGAAAAGTACTGTGAGCGCTGCGGTGTCTTTCTTGGCAAAGTTCTCAAAACCAAACGGTATTGCAAAGAATGTGCAATATTGGTTAAAAAGGAAAACGAGGCAGCACGACGCGCTCCATATGGCGTCGTTCCGTGCGAATGGTGCAAAAGACCGATGCGTAAAGTATACGAACATCAAAAGTACCATCAGAAATGCGCGAACGCTGTAAGGCGAAAACGGGTAGCAGACTGGTGGAAAGAGCACCCGGATTACATCAAAACATCTTCTCGTAAAGCCAGACCAGAAGAAAACCGGACGAAAGAAAGGCCTAAGCCGAAGTACACCATCAAACAGATGAACGATAAAGCAAAACAGCTTGGAATGAGCTACGGCCATTACAGCACTTTGTTTGCGCAAGGAAAGGTAGACCCTCCTGATGAACGGTAAATACTACGGCCAGCGCGAAATCCGCTGGCGCAATCGGGAGAAAGAGCGGCTGGAGCATATCGAGAAAGAAAGAGTGAGCAAAAATGAAAAAAATCAAAGTCAGAATCACATTCACCGAAGCGGTTCTCGGCACATGGCCTAGCAACCAGAACATCGCGCGAGAGTTCATCGCCAGCAAGTCACCTGATGCAAACACTATCGAGGACGAGGTAGCCGCTCTGGGTGCTGATGCTGTGGCAGATAAGGGCATGACCGTGTTCCCTCGCAACGAGAACGGCGAACCCATCCTGTATGACTACCAGATTAAGGGCTTCTTCAAGGATTCCTGCGGTATGCTGGGTCGTATCGGCGGCAAGACCGAAACTGGCAAGAAGAAGGCCGTGAATGAAAGCGGCAAGCTGACGGCCTACAAGAAGGTCATTGACGGTCTGATTTTCGTTCAGCCCCGCATGATTCCCATTCATGTGAACGGTGAGATTACCGAGTGCCAGCGCCCTCTCCGCGCCCAGACCGCGCAGGGCGAGCGGGTGAGCCTCGCCAACAGCGAGCAGATTCCTGCTGGCTCGACCTGCGAGTTCGAGGTCATGCTGCTGGACGATTCTCACGAGAAGGTCGTACTCGAGTGGCTGGACTACGGCGCTCTGCGTGGCATCGGTCAGTGGCGCAACAGTTCTAAAGGGCGCTTTGCTTACGAAATCCTCAATTAACCGCTATGGCTTTGCGCATCAGCGTCTTGCACGGCAAAGGCGATGTGCAGAAATGCTTCGCAGCGGTACTGCTTCGTATCGCTATGAGACGCTGCGCAATGGCAGGGCGGGGCGCGGAGCAGCGCAGCAAAGGCAATGCAAGGAAGAGAATGGATTTGCAAAGGCATGGCGGAGCAAGGCTCAGACGAGCAATGGAATGGCAAGGAAAAGCTTGGAAGAGCAAAGGCATCGAGTAGCTAGGAGCAGAAAAGCTAAGGCATTGAGTTGCGAGGTAGCGCATTGCGAAGGCAAAGCGAAGCTTAGACCAGAAGAGTAAAGGCAAGGCGATTCACCGAAAAGCAACGGCAAAGCATGGTATAGCAGTGATTTGCAATGGCGAAAAACGAAAGGAGACAAGATGAAAGCATTTATTGAAGTGGCCCTGATGTGGGGCATAGCACTGGCAGTAGTTTTGGCGGTATTTCTGCTGAACTTCTGGATTGTGCATCATATCGGTATTCTGGTGGGTGCATCAGCTGCCCGTGGAATCATCACGGTATCTGTGGCAATGGCTACGGCATGGATACTGAGTTTTGGAGGTAATAAGGGTGAAAAGCCTAAAAGCTAATGTCTTTTGCACGCTTGGAATCGCGTTAGCAATCTTTTCGGTAGGATGCGACGATGCAATCCAGAAAAGCCAAAGCGTGGTAGCAATGTTTGGGTACGTTTTCCTCTCGTGTAGCTTCCTTGCCGCAGCACTCGTCTTGTGTGCCATTGGGGTCAGTTCTGAAAATGAACGTATTGAACAGGAAAATCGCAAAGTAAAACGCATTCCTCACCACACCAACGAGTGGAGGGATGCACGATGAAATGCCCAATGTGCGGTAGTGACAACATTACAACGGTGGACAGCCGGTCAGATCATGACAGCATCGTTCGCAGAAAAAAGTGCCTTGTCTGTAATCACCGGTGGTCTACCATCGAAATCGACAAAGACCAGTGGTACAGTGCACTGCAAATCAAAGAGAAACGTAAGAGAGGGAGACCAAAAGATGATTAACCTTGACAGATTCGGAGGAATAAACGAGCCGGAGGACGGCGTATATTTCTTAACCCACGAACAGGAAGCAGAAGCCAAAGAAGCTGACCGTCTGGCTGAAATCGAGGACTTGCGGTCTGAAATCGAGGACAGGGAAGCGGAACTGAAAGACCTCTACTCCCAGTTGGCAGAGCTGATAGCTAGCTGATTTTGTACAGCCAAGTTAAGCCAAAGTAAGAGCAATGAGGCCTAATGAAGCCGAAGAAAGGAAAGAAAATGGGCAAATACAAGAAAGAAATTAAACACTGCGAAAAGTGCAATAAGCCTTTTTCAGTGTTCCCGAACAGCACGGAAACTCTTTGCGCAAGTTGCAAAAGGAACAATTTGAAGGAAACGCTTCGCAAGAACGGTTACGCACCGCAGCATACGCTTGTTAGGAACTTTGGAGACAGATTCAAGGAAGCGTTTGCTATCGAAGATGCCGCAATAAGAGCTTCGCGGGACAAGAACACAAGCATCAAGAAAACGTGCCGTGATTGCGGCAAAGTATTCGAGATTTCTCGTGCAGAGCGCATTTTCTTTGAATCGCATAACATGGCATTGCCTAAGCGTTGCACGGCTTGCCGTAAAGCGAGAAAAGAAGCGAGGAAGGAGAACAACTGATGGCAGTATTAGTAATGGTCTACGGTCACTCCGGCAGCGGCAAGTCCGCTTCGCTTCGGAACTTTGGCCCGGAACAGGTTGCGGTCATCAACGTGCTTGGCAAGCCGCTGCCGTTCCGCAGCAACATGAAAACCTATATCACCAACGACTACGGCAAGATTGATGCCGCAATCCACAGCACCAAGCGCAAGTCCATCGTCATTGACGATGCCACCTACCTTATGACCGGCGAGTTCATGCGGAACGCAAAGGTCGCTGGATACCAGAAGTTTACCGACATGGCAGCCAACTTCAACGCCTTGCTGATGCGGGCAAAGGAACTGCCGGACGATGTGGTTGTCTACTTTTTCGGCCACAGCGAGCGTGACGGAGACGGTGGCGAGAAGTTCAAGACCATCGGCAAGCTGCTGGACGAGAAGGTCTGCGTAGAAGGGTATTTTACCATCGTTCTGAAAACCGTTGTGCAGGACGGACGATACCTGTTCAGCACTCGCAATGATGGAATGGACACAGTGAAAACCCCTCTTGGGATGTTCAACGATGCGCTGATCGAGAACGATCTCGCCGCCGTAGACAAGACCATCCGTGAGTATTACAACATCCCGGTTCAGCCGGATAACAAAGGAGAGTAACAGATGAAGAACATCAACTGGAATGACGTACAGGAAGCCACAGAACGCCGTGACCTACCTGTTGGCGGCTATGTTGCCGGTATCTGCAAGGCAACGGACGAACCCGCAAAGGAGCGCCTGAACATCGAGTGGGAAGTCGCAGAGGGCGAGTTCAAGGGTTATTGGCGCGAGCAGACCGCTTCCCTTATCGAGCGCGGCAAGCTGAATCCGGGCGAATGGGCATGGGGTGGCAAGACCATCAAGAGCTACAAAGAGAAGGCGCTGCCGTTCTTCAAGGGCTTTATCACCGCTGTGGAACAGTCCAATCCCGGTTACAAGTTCAACAATGACGAAAAGACCCTGCGTGGCAAGCTGGTCGGCGTGGTTCTCCGTGAGGAAGAGTACATGGGCAATGATGGGAACATCAAGACAAAGCTTGTCGTTGACCGTTTCACCAGCGTTGACAAGATTCGTTCCGGTGACTATGAGGTCAGACCGAAGAAAACGCTGGCTGGCGGGTCTGGCTCTGGCTACTCGCAGGGCGGGAACGATGACTTCTCCACGATTGAGGACGACGGTTCGTTCCCTTTTGACTAACGGTTACGCTACCGGGACAAAAGGCGAGAAAGGAACACTATGTTTTACCGTCCAAAAGTAGTTCGATGCCGCCTGAAAACTGGCGGGAAAAGCATTGAACAAATCAAAGAATCTCACAAAGGACAAGGGCTGGTTTATCGGGATTTTGAAAGTCTCCAACAGATGTACGATGCTTTTTCTGGATTGATTGTTGAACTGTCCCTTTGGGAGTATGACAACCACGAAAGCTATCATCTCGAAAGCTGGAAGCCAGAAGATGATGAAAAAGTTATGATGGGCGTTTATTACGCAGAGCAAACGCATCCATTCCCTCGATACAAGAACGATTTTAAAAAATTCAAAGTGGACTGGGAAGCGAAGGAATATGAATGCGAAGGCGCATCTCTTGTTTTTGAGCCAGCAGATGTTGAAGAACTCGAAACTATATGCGAAGAAGTTCCTTCGTATTGACCGCCTACCTTATATAAGAGCTGCGCTATCTGGCTGGACGGGCGTTTGGAAGATGATTACCTGTTGTCTCAACTGCACATCACGCTGCACAGCTTGCCACGACACTTGCGAGAAGTACAAGGAAGAGAAGAAAGACTTCGAGGAGCGCAAGGCGTTCGTCTATGAGCTGAACCACAGCCAGAGCGTGTACCACCGTGATTATGAGGACAAGCACCGGGAAAAAGGGAAGAAACAGTTTCTCGGAAGTGAATTTAGAGGTGAACGAGGATGAATAAAAGAAAGTATAAGCCGGGCGGTTACATCATTTCACTTGATGACTTGATGAAGCAGGAGCTTGTTTACTGCGCCGGAAAACTTGTTCACAAAGGATGGTTTGGCAGCTGGCAACTGCGATATGCAAATAGCGAACTTGCCCGACTGCGTATCAGAGAAGCCAAAAAAATCGAGGGCAACGAATGAACACTGGCAAGCAGTTTGAAGCAGACTTCAAGGCATCCGTCCCATCCGATGCGTGGTGCTACCGCCTGAAAGACAGTGCTGCCACCTACTACGGCGGCAACGAAAACCTGTCTTTTTCCATCGACAACATCTGCGACTTCCTTGTGTACCGATACCCGATGAACCACTTGTTTGAACTGAAAACCATCGAAACTCCCTCTATCCCCCTAGAAAAGGTGTTCGGCAAGTACGACAAGGCAAAGTGCAAATACCGCAAGGAAAAGCACATCACTGACATGGTGGAAGCGATGGGGTACGGCGGTCAGACCGCCCATGTGATAGTTAATTACAGGGCGGTCAACCGCACCTTTGCAATCCCCGCAAGCAAGGTTTTGGCGTTCCGTTACAACGAGAGCCGCAAGAGCATCCCTTGGCAATGGGCAGAGCAAGAGGGGATAGAGGTCAAAGCAAAAAGGCTACGTGTCCATTGGCGGTATGACGTGGATGGGCTGCTGAAGAGATTGGAGAAAGAGAACGAAAATGGTGTGCGATAGATGCGGAGAAGCGTTTGAGTACTACGACAATTCCCTTTGCGGGAACTCAATACAAAAGACGCTTGTAAACGAAAACAAAAATTTGGTTTACCCATCGTTTGAGGGATACCCGCCGATTTGCCTTTGCCCCTCTTGCATGGCAAAGCTAAACGACTGGCTGAAAGGAGAACAGGAACGACAAGCAAAATGGATTTTCGACCATGAAAGCAACTCAATCGAGTGCGACAAGTGCAGAGCAGAATACAAACTCTCGCCGTATGAACGTGTATCGGATTTTGATTATTGCCCTAACTGCGGTGCAAGAATGGATTTGAAACAGAAATAAAGAGGTGATAACTCTTGGCAACACCCCAAAAGCGTGGTCGTGGCAGACCGCCGCTGACCGAAGCTGAAAAGAAAAAGCGTGAGAAGCGGGCGCAAAAGGCAAAAGAAGAAGCCGCTGCAAAGCGTGAGAAAGAGCGTGAAAAGAAGAAACAGCAGATGCTTAACAAGCGGAAATCTATCCGCTCACAGGTGAGTAAAAAGGTGAAAGAACAACAGGAGTTGGCAATCACGAGGTCTAAGATGCTGAACACAGGCGATTTGCAGTCGAGAATCGGCGATGAAGAGGACAAGAAGGTCATCGGCATGATTGCAGCCAAGTATTTTGGCGACCTTCCGAGCGTGGACATGAACAACCCGATTGAAGTGCAGCAACGTCTTGACTTCTTCTTTGACGCTTGCATCGAAGCCAGAATCTCCCCTGTGGTCGAATGGATTGCACTGGTGCTGGGCATCGAATGGGTGAGCCTGAAGCAAATTATGGCGGGGAAACGCCGTGACGACAGCTTGCAGCAAAAGTACATCCTGAAACTGATTCTGCAAATGCAGTCCATGTGGGCATACAACGGTATGTACGGTCAGGAGAACCCGGCAGAGTGGATTTTCCGAGCCAAGAACTACTTTGGTATGCGTGACAACGTGGAAGTCACCGTTGCGCCGCCTGAACAGCCGTTGGGCGATGCCCAGAGCGCAGAACAGCTCGCCCAGAAGTACCAGACGGCTTTGCCGAAGGAGATTGACGTAGAGTACAAAGAGGTGGCAGAAGAGGTGGTCGAGCATGACTAACGGCGATTTTATCCGTTCCATGACGGACGAAGATATTACAGAAAACTTTACGCCTGGCATCTGCGAGTTTATCAAACGTCGTGACCCGGAGCGTTGCCAGAACCGTGAGCGTTGCTTTCATTGCGTCAAGGACTGGCTGAAAGAGAAGAACACAATCATGGTGAGGGCTGACCAATGGAAACTTTGATTGACTTCTCCGACCCATGCTTACGCTCGTTCCTGCCCGTCCTCTTGCAAGACCACACGACAGGCAAGAACATTATCTGGGCGACAGACCCACTGCCTGAACTTGGCGTTGGCTTTGCAGATGAAATCACGCTGGAACAGTTGGACAAGGTTCAACTTGTCCCTCGTGTGCAGAAACGGCTGGCAGACCAGAAGAAACGCACCAGCAAGAAAGCAGAGGTGTTCACGCCGACTTGGGTTTGCAAGAAGATGACAGACGTTGCAGAAAACGACCTGAAGGGCGAGGACTGGAAGGAGTACATCAATAAGACTTGCCTTGAAGTCACCTGTGGAGAAGCGCCGTTTCTCACAAGCAGATACGACACCACGACAGGGCAGATGATTGCTGTGCCGGACAGAATAGGTCTGCTGGATAGGAAGCTAAATGTTCTGGCAGAGCAGTTCCATGACTACGATATGTGGATGTGCTGGGCAATCAACGCCTACGCATCGACATACGGCTATGAGTGACAGGGAGACAATCTCTTACTGGCAAGGTGCAACCTGTTCCTGACGCTGATCGAAAATTTCAGGTATCGGTTTGATGCTGAAAAGCTAGAAATTGGCTTCATGCCCATTTTTCTTGACTGCATCGCAGACATTATCTCATGGAACGTCTGGCAGATGGATGGGCTGAAAAAGACCGTACCCGGCACGGACATTCCGTGCAAAATCAAAGACTGGAAAGCAGACAAAAAAATCCTGTTTAAGGATGTTGGGGAGGAAAAATAAAATGAGCAGTTCCGTAGAATATGCAAAATCAGAACTTGCACGTATTACGAAAGACGGAGACGGATTGCAGGATGTAATCAACAAGAACATCCTTGACATTATTGAACTTTTTGCAAGTCAAGGCCATAGTGGATTTACCGCTGGATATGCAATGTCTATTCTGGAGCGACTTTTGCGCTTCAAACCTATTACTCCGCTGACTGGCGAAGATGATGAATGGATTAACGTGTCAGACGAAATGGGGCAAAGATGCTTCCAAAATAAACGATGCTCAAGCGTGTTCAAGACCACTGATGCACAAGGTAACACGATTGAAGTGCACGACATTGACGCAATCGCTTATTCCGACAACGGTGGCCTTACGTGGTTTACAAGTAGTCGCTTTCGCAAAAGCGTGACGTTTCCCTATGAGCCACCTACGCACCCGGAAAAAATCTATATTGAATACACGGAAGATGCTCCGCTTGGCTGGTCTGGCGACAAGTATGAGATTATCACTGACGACAAGGAACGTATCGAAGCGTTGAGAACTAAGATGCAGAAGAAATTTGATGAAAAGGAGCGCTAATGCAAACTGACAGAGGAATCTACCATAAGCAAGTATGCGACCGCTGCGGAGCAGTTCTGGGCGGCAGGATGATGAACCCTGACGAATACTTCAAGGACTGGACGTGGCGCAGGGACACAGGCGACCTTTGCCCAGAATGCTATGCAGAGTATAAGCGAGTGATCGGGCAGTTCAACAGTGGAAAGAGAGAGAAGAAACAATGAAAAAATGCGCTCTTTACAGGTGCAAACAATGCTTTGCAAAAATAACGGACGAAAGCGATGTCAGAATCGATAAAGACATCGTTAATTGGATGTTTGAAAACGAAATGGAAGAAAGCAAAGTTGGGTTTATTGCAAAATTCAAAATAAGCGATAAAGTCCTCGTTCATCGTTGCGCCAATAATACTATTGGTTTATGTGAGTTTATCGGATGGAAGGAGATAGAGGAATGAACTTCTACTGCACCACCGAACATTGCTCTTGCATGGGCATCAAGCAGTTCTCCGCTGGCAAAGCTATCCGATGCACAGCAGAATCCTGCAAGAACAAATCTGAACCGTCCTGCGGCTCTTGTAAATGGTACGCAGAGCCGGAGGGCGTGTGCGTGAACGACCAGTCGGAACACGTTGCAGACTTCGTGTCGGACGAACGTGGATGCAAGGAATGGGAGAAAAGAGAAAATGACAACTAAAGATACGATCATCATATTTGTTCTTGGGTCGATTATAACATTATTCGTTGGAGCCTTTATTGCGCTTTTTGAAATGTTTCTTTGGGATATGACCGATGAAATTTCAATCGAATGGTCATGGAAGCATCCAGAACGCTCAACAATTATTCATGCGATAATAATGGCGACTATCAACGTCGTTGTCTTTTGTGGTGGATTTTTGGCTGTATGGATGGCGAAAGGATAAGAAAATGAGCTATGATATTTCACTGTGCGACCCTGTGACGCATAAAACGCTTAAAGCGGATAGCACACATTTTATCGCAGGCGGAATGAGAGCTATCGGTGGTACAAAAGAACTGTGGCTTAACGTCACCTATAATTACGGTCACTTCTATTATCGCCCGGAAGTATTCGGCGAAAACGGAATCCGCTCTATCTACGGAAAGACAGGCGAAGAGAGCATCCCGATGCTTGAAAAGGCTATTTCTGCATTGGACGATGATGTAGACGATAACGACTACTGGCACGCAACAGATGGCAACGCCAAACGTGCCTTGTACGGTCTGCTGGCGTTTGCAAAGATGCGTCCTGACGGCGTGTGGGACGGGGATTGAAAGGAGAAAGAAAAATGTCTTTGTTTGAAATTGTACTCGGTTTTGTCTTGACGACGATGATTGGTTTTGTGACCGTTTTTCCTATTTATTTGATCGAAAAATATATAGTTTTTAGCACTTTGAACGAATACATAGACAACGTAATCTTGAAAGCCATTGCGGTTGTAGCAGTCAATGTTCTTTTCTTTCTCGTTGGGTTTGCAATCATCTTTAGCGTTTATAAGTGTGGATAACACGATTTGAAGAAAGGACGGGCAATGGAAGTCAGACCGATTGATGCAAATGCACTTAAACGTTATTTTTCTGATAGGCAGATGGAGTATGTAAGCGTGGATGAAGTTGATTACACATTCAACGCCTTAATGTTCGATGTGCTCGGAGACGTAATAACAGCTATTGAAAATGCGCCAACAATCGAGGTGAAAGACAATGGCTAATTATCCAGAATACCTTGAACGAAACGCACTTATTGAAAGAATCAAGAAAGCATATTGCGATGGATGCGAGAACTACAATGGAGTTAGATGCCGTGCTTGCGGTATTGGCGATGCCATTGAAGTTGTGGAAGATGCGCCGACAGCTTTAGAGCTTACCGCTAGATGGATATGGATTATACAGGACGGTACATTTACAAGGTTCGAGTGTAGCAGATGCCACACAAAAAATCATCATACACGTTGGAACTACTGCCCCAACTGTGGAGCGAAAATGGAGAACGCGCATGGCTAACACGCTCTGGCATCCGGCAAGTGATCCGCCACGAGAGCGGACGCAGCCTTTGTTGCTTGCGACTAAGACAACGTGGCGTGATAAAAATGGAAAAATGTTGCAAGGAACCTCGCCGACAGCGTACTTTCTAGGCTGTTACTCAGACGGACAGTTCTGGGATGAGATAGGCGAGAGACTGCCGAAAGATGTGACGGTGACGCATTGGATGGCGTTTCCGATGGTATAGGAGGACAATATGAGCGAAAGCAAAGTGATTTGGCACTCCATTGAAAAAGAAGGACTTCCACCTGACGATTGCGATGCGGTGCTTGTTTCTATGCAAACCCTTATTGGAGACAAACCAGAAGTATTTGAGGCGGTTTGGAATGGCCGATGCTGGACTGATACCTACGAAGGATACTACAATTTCGAGAAAAGCGAGTTTGGCGAAAAGTACGCACAAGTAACGCACTGGGCGTATATGCCAGAACCACCAAAGGAGGTTTGAGTATGACGAACAAGAAGTTTGGTATCATCATTATGGACTTGAGCCTTTTTGATTTCGGGGCTAAGCCGCCTTGTGGGTACATCAAGGCAAAACATATCCGCCCAGCATACGGAAAAGGCACAAGGCCTGTCAAGGCGCATAAGCGAATCACGAGAACGAGAGAGGGGTTTAGAAAATGACAGAACTCAAGAGATGCCCGTTCTGTGGCGGAGAAGTGGCTATTGCAGAAACAAGCCATGATTCCGAATTATGGATGTTCGTTACAAGAGGACACGGAAATAATAAGTGCAAATGTCGAATTTTCATGGAGAGTAGGAGTTATACGCTTGATTCTCCTGAAAGCGAAAAAGCAAAAATCAAAGCCGACCTTATCGAAGCGTGGAACAAACGCTACAAAGAGGATTGATCATGGACAAAAAACGAGACAGCTTTACATTCCAACGATACTACTTTGAAGCCATCTCCACACTCAAAAGTAAAGAGAAGTTGGAACTCTACGATGCAATCTGTGCATACGTTTTTGAAGAAAAAGACGCAACTTTGAACTCGAAAAAAGCAGAATCTTGTTTCATTTTGATTAAACATCTGCTCGATGAAGAATCGAAAAGAAGCGATATTGCGTCAAAAGGATGGTCTACACGAAAGTCGGCTCATCCTCATGTCATAAATGAGATGAAGGTCAGCTCATCTATGGGTTCAAAGTCAGATGACAATGAACCCATTGTATCAACTGACAGCCAGACGAACGTCAAGACCTTGCCGGAGAGTGCGGTCAAGAAGAAACCTGACATCTTCTTCGACTTTGCTCATGGCGATAAAGCCCTGCTGGAATCCCTGCGAGAGTTCGCACAGATGCGTACAAGAATCAAGAAGCCTATGACAGACCGGGCAAAACAGATGCTCTGCAACAAGCTGGAAAAGTTTGATCAGCATGACTGGAAAGCCATTCTCGACCAGAGCATCTATGCTGGATGGCAGGACATATACGCATTGAAACAGGATGACCAGTACGAGCAAAGTACGGAGATGGAGTTTCCTAGACTATGACAATGGACGTTCAAACAGTATTTATCGGTGCGCTGATGCTCTGCAAGCCGGGCGTTGTGGATGAAATCATACCAGACCTTGAACTTGACTTGTTCAGGCCTGAGCTAAGAGACGCTTTTGCGGCTGTTCAGGGCTATTGGACGGCTAGGGGTAAGATAGATATAGTCGAGATAAACACGCAGCATCCAGACGTAGCGCAGACGCTCTTGGCGTGTGTACAAACCTGTGAATCAGAGTGTGTACGAATTGACAGGGAGCAGATGCAGCGTTGGGCACAGCTTATCAGAGAACAAGCTGCACTCACTCGTGTGCAAGGTCTGGCATTTCAGATGACCAGCGAGCTTACCGACTATTCTGATCTATCAGACATTTACCAGCAGATGGGCGAGGCAATGAGCCTGAAAGCTGAGGAAGAAGATGCGTGGACATACGAGGATGTGCTGAACGACTATGTGCTTCACATGGACGAGAAGCCTGTGTACATCAAGACAGGCCTAGAGCGTCTGGATGAAGCGCTACACATTTCTCCTGGTGATTTTATCATCATCGGCGGTAGGCCATCTGCGGGCAAGACAGCCCTGTCCCTGCAAATAGCAGCAAGCATGGCAAAGCAAAACTACACCGTGTACTATTTCAGCTTGGAAACCAGCAAACGCAAGCTGGGCGCGCGTCTGATGGCTAATCAAATATACTGCCCTCTGGACACGGTGAAAAATAAGGCGGTCAGCTTGAATGAGATTGACGGACAGGCAAAGAACATGAAAATGCCATTATATATCCGCTCCGCTGCTGGAAAGAACGTGGCGTGGATGAAGGCTCAGGCTCTCCGTAAAAAGGCTCAAGTCATATTCGTAGATTATCTTCAACTCATCCACGAAACAGGCGCAAAAGACAGATATGCCGCCATTACGGCCATATCCATCGCTCTGCACGAGCTGGCGCAGACCACAGGCATTGTCGTGGTGGCTCTTGCACAGCTCAATCGAAACCCATCCAAGCCCGGAGCAACGCCTACCAACTCCGACTTGCGAGAGAGTGGACAGATTGAACAGGACGCAGATGCAATCATCCTTCTGTCCGGCGACAACCCAGACAAGTACCTGTTCCGGCTAAGCAAGAACAAGGAAGGCGAGATAGGCGACCTTCCCATCACGTTTAACAAGCAGATTCAACGGTTCCAAGAGTACACTTGGATGGATTGATAATATGAAAATTGGATTGATTGACGTAGACGGACACAACTTCCCAAACCTTGCATTGATGCGGATTTCAAGCTATCACAAAGCAAAAGGGGATGATGTTGAATGGTGGTGGAGTGATTTTATCCACTATGACATCGTGTACATGAGCAAGATTTTCTCGGATGTATACAGCCCTGACGTGCCGGAACCCTTGAACGCTGACAAGGTGATTAAAGGCGGCACAGGATACGCGATCCGCACAGTAGACGGCAAAGAAATATTCGATAAATCGAAAGACGTTGATTTGCCGCATGAAATCGAAAAGTCTTTTCCAGATTACAGCATTTACCCACAGTTCCAGTTTGCAGTCAGCATGACAAGCCGGGGATGCCCAAGAGGATGCTCTTTCTGCCATGTTGCAGCAAAAGAGGGAAGATGTGCCGTAAAAGTGGCAGATGTAAGCGACTTTTGGTGTGGTCAGGACGAAATCAAAGTTTTAGACCCAAACATCACAGCTTGCAAAGACAAGCGTGACCTTATGCAGCAGTACATTGACACCAACGCCAAAATCGACTTCACGCAAGGTCTGGACATTCGCTTGTTGAATCAGGCTGACATTGAAGACATTAACAAGATGCGTATTGGCACGTTACATTTTGCGTGGGATAACCCTAATGATGACTTGAAAGGCAGGTTTGAGAACTTTGCAAAGGGGTTTCGGCGCAAGTCAAACATTGGCATGGTTTACTGTCTAACAAACTTTAACAGCACGTTGGAACAAGACCTGTATCGCATCTACACACTTCGTGATCTGGGTTACGACCCCTATGTGATGATTTACAACAAGCCATCCGCACCGAAAGAGATTCGGCACTTGCAAAGATGGTGCAACAACAAGATAATCTTCAAGTCGGTAAAACGGTTTGAGGACTACATGACATAAAACAGAATGGCTGTCAGCAATGGCAGCCTTTTGCATATACGCGCACAGAAGCCCTACAAGCGCTTTTAGTGTCAGACGGCAAACTTATCGACTGAATACAGAAAACGGCTCTGGCACTGCTCTACGTGGCTGTGAGCGCATTATAGAGGTCTACGACTATTGCAGGAGGAGAAAATGAAATACATGACAGCCGATACAAAGGTCAATGGGTACATGGTCTACCCTCGATTCCTCTCGACCATTGACGTTAGCCCAACAGAGAAAATTGTTTACGTTTACCTGTTCAATCGTGCAAGGTCATCACAGAGGGCAAGCAGAAGCGGAAAGTTTGCTGATCAACTAGGGCGAGTATACATCGTGTATCCCATCAAAGACCTTGCTACCGATACTGGATTCACGGAACGATGGGTCAAGAAGTCTTTGAAAGAGCTGGAAGAGGTGGGGCTGATCGAGCGCAAGCGTGAAGGGAAGAACAAGCCCGATAAGATATACGTCAAAGTGCCGGAAGAATCGTCAAAAAGCGAAAAGGGAGGTGAACAATCATTCACCTCTGAGGGGAACGATGCTTCACCTGTGAGGGGAACAATCGTTCACCTCCTTAATATAGAAGAAAAGAAAAGAAAAAAAGTTATTAAGAAAGCGGGCGACCCGCCCGATGGGAACGCCATCACGCCGGACTTCGAGGATGTGAGCGAGTATTTTTTAGATGCTGGATGCGAAAACAGGCTTGCCAGCAGGTTTATGAACTACTATGAGGGAACAGGTTGGATGACCAAGACCGGAAAGTTTATCACCAACTGGAAAGCCTTTGCTGATATGTGGATTGACAGAGAACAGGAGAAGCAGCAGTACAGCGAACCAGAGTTCAATCGCCTGTAAAGGTTCTTTCCCTCTACAACTCTCTATCTCCAAAAGCTACACCGTTAGCCAGCAGAGCAGACCGTAGGCGAGAACTGGCGTGAGGTTTGGGCTGGTGGATGGTCTGCGACTATTCCAGACATGGAGAATTGACTTCATTTTGTAGTCGGTTGAATATGTAGAAATGTTGCATAGCTGTATGAGCGGTTGATTACAAATTGAAAGCGACTGACCAGTCGGATAGTCTTATTAGATAGCTAAAAGTATTGAGGTATTTACCGAATGGATAATCCTAGTTAGTTGGTATGATATGATTGTAGTTGTCGGCAATTAAATTGGAGAAGAACGAACCTAATTGGATGATGCGACTATTCAAGCAGAATAATAGTTAAAAAGATTGAGTAATTATCTGCGACTATTATAATAAGTACGATGGTTAAATATTTTGAGGTAATGCGATTGTGATTAGAATTGACAGGTGTCTTGACAACTATTGATTTTTGGGGATGTCGGACGACTTAGCGACTATCGCACCTTTCTTTCTCTAAAAGGCAAACGACTATTTCACACAAAAAATACACAGCTATTTGACGAAGGCTCGCAAGAAAATGCTACGACTATTACTCTGCGACTATTAGAGGACTGCTCGTTACTATACGATATATAGGACTTTCAAAAGCTAGTCATCTGACGACTTTACGACTATTCCACGACTATTTTATTGGAGAAACTACGACTATTGGCTACGACTATTCCGGCTGGAACGCCACGACTATTGCTGACCTCTATTGGCTATCGGGCGAAAGCCCGAAAAGAGATACGGCGGTAGCCGTCAATGGTTCCGCCCGCCCGCTGTTGAGTCTGCTCTCTGTCCATCAATGCCGGGCAGCAGACCGCCGGGCTGACCCTGTATAGGTGGAGACGCTGACCCCTCAGCAGGTGCGCCGGGTGCAGCACTTGCCAGCGATCCACACACGGCAGGAGCTGACCCCGCCGGGCTGGCATGATTTGCGCTCCCCTTATATACCTTATTATAATAGGCGGTCTGTGCTGACCTGTACAGCGTCCGGCGTGGCGGCTGGTATCTGGTATGTGCTGGATGTGCTGCGGCGCTGTGATACGCTCCAGCGTGGCGCAGGTGGTATTATAGCCGCTTTTGTCGGTCTGGTATCTGTGGCGTTAGAATGGGACAAATCTCAGGAAACGCACCTGTAAAGTCCTGTGCGCTGTTTTGCTGTGTTGGCGGTATAACTTGCATGAATGGCACAAAACGCGCTGTAAACGCTTGTATGGGGCTGTATTGCAGCATGGCAAAATAAAAGCCCTGCACCCTCAGCAGATGCAAGGCAAAAGAAAAACCCCACCACGCGGGCAGGGTGGAAGTGTATCTATTATGCATTATAACCGGGGTGGCGGTTGTCATACAGCTTAGTGACGGCCAGCACCTTGACAGGGACAATTTTACGGGAGCCGTCCGGCTGAGGCACGGACATTGTCAACCCTGCTGCAATAGTGCGGTCAATGGCGCTGCTGTAATCGTGCTCCGGGATGGTTGCGATACTGTCAGGCGTTGCCGGTTTGCTTATGGTGTCGCCCTGCTGAGGATTGCAAGAGACGTACACCATACAACCGTTACCATCTTTGCTCTGGTAGTCGGCATAGTATCCGATTTTATGACCGCAGTTAGGAGCAACCGTATAATAACCGTAGTGGACGCCCTCCGGCAATTCGACGGCGACGGCCTTGCGATAAGGGACGCCGACCGGCTCATATACTCCGGTGTAACCGTTTTTGGTGATGATGTCCACGCCTCCGATGTTGGAGCCGGTGTTGTTGCTGGCGGAGCTGACAACGCCAAAGCATACTTGTTTGTTGTCCTTGTGGGCGATAACTGCATTAATAATAATCTCCGGGGCGCAATCGTAATTGTTAAGCATAATGTTACCTCCTGCGGCGGCTGCCGCCTTATATTGATTTGATTATACCACACTGCAAGCCCCATTAGATGGACTTGCAAAAATATTTTTGCCCTTTTGGGCTGGGGCGGGGTTGCTTTACGGTGCAGCCCCGCTAAAGTGTCCGATCGGTGTTACTTGGATGCCTTAAACAGCGCCGAGAAAAACCAGAAGAAGAACAAGATACAAGATAATATCATTTTGAAAAAATCTCCTCTCTGATACTAAACGCCACGCCATAAAGTGCATGAAATTCGTGTGAAGATAAAAGCCCGGCGTTATACTTGTCTGTGATGTCACATTCAAGCCGCTGCGCCTGAATGCTGTTGTGAGTTTTGGCGCAGTCGGCCAGCTCTAGCAAGATGTTGTCAAAAATAGTCCTCATTGTTACACCCCCCCCTTATACCACACTAAAACGCTTGTAACTGGTTTTGCTGCTGCACTCGTCGTATACATCCGGGTGCAGCGTCTTGAGTAGCTTGCTATCAAGTCGGACGGAAGAAACATCCTTGTAAATGGCCTTTGCAGTGCCCTGCACCATTTCAGGCGCGCCGTGCATCATGTCAATGATTTCAGCCTTTACAGCGTCATTCATTGCTTCAAGCTCTTCAATTAACCGCTTATTTTCGCGGTATGCGTTCACCTTTTCTTCGAAAGTCGTCATTTTTATACCTCCATAAAAAGATGCAAGCCAGAATTTGCTTTTTTGTGCCGCTCAAAATCGGCCTGCGTACCGTGTCCAAAATTAAAAGCGCCTGCAATGCGTTCCGCGTCCCATACACTATAAGCACCGGCACGGATAGCGGCTTTTGCGTTGCCGCGATACTCTGCAGCAAGTTCCGGCTTGTAAATATCGATTGTCATTTTTTCGCCCTCCTCAGCTGTTTAAAAAAGCAATCATAACCAATGCACCGGAGATCATGCCGCCCACATACCAGAGGGCAGCCCATTGGGAAAAGTCAAGAGCAATCATTGCTTATACCCCCTATCACATAACCTGAAACAGCGCAGATGTGCGGGCGGTGACGGCGTACAGTTTGCCGGACGTGTTACCCTTGACCAACACGCCGGTAACACCGTAAATACCGGTGTTGTATGCGATGGTATCAAACCCGCATTCAGCAACGCGAAGCGCGTCAATCTCTGCAAAGCGCTTTTTGGTCAAGTCCTCGGCGGCGTTGGTGGTAACATAGCGGCGGATGTCTTTTAATGTGGTTTTCATGGTTTTTGTCCTCCTGTTTTGGTTCAATGTGGTTTGTTCTTGTTTGTGCCTTTATTATACTATCAATAGGGTTGTATGTCAATAGATAGATAGTAATTTGCTATCACAAGAAACAACAAAATATCCTTGTGATATTTGTTCATATTGCTATCAATATATCATGCCTGTGATAGAGCTATCATACGTATGATAGATGAATTGCCCGCCTTCCAGCGCCGCCGCCGTCCCGATCGCCCAGCGTGTCCAGCGTCCGGGCGTGTGTGCCTTGCCTTGCGTGGTCTGCCTTGCTGCCTGTGATGTGTAGGCCGTCCGGGTGCGCTGGGGGCTGGGGTCTCCACCGGCGGGGTATACAGGGAGCACCGGGGGTGGGGTGGGTCATGCCCGCGATAAAATTTTTCAAAGAAAAAGGCGTTTTTTGGTGCCCATCTCGCCAACACCCACCCCGTCTTCACAAAACGAAACCCATCTGATTGTGCAAGTATCCAAAAATTCCAAAAAATAAAAAAAGGCCCCTTTCGGAGCCTAGATTGTGCTATAATCAGCTAAAGGCAATACGCCAAAGAAAGGAAGAATCAAAAAATGAGAAAGCGAATTGTTGCTACGGTTTTGATAGCCACTCTGGCTTGTTTGTTCTTGATGGGCGCTGCGGCTCCTGCGAAGTCTCTTGACCTTACTGGCAACTGGGAAGAAAAAGACAAGGGCGACAGTTATCAGGCTGGTTATATCAAGGATGGTGAGATTGTCATCTACTGGGTATCTGATGGTGGCGATACAAAATCTCTGTATTGGGCTGGCTCTTATATAGCGCCTACTGATAATGCAGAGCCTTACACATGGAATTCTGAAAACGATAAGGAAAAAACTGGGTCCGCGTTACTTGCTTCTGGTGACGACACAAAGAAGTTCACTTATGAAAATGGTGAAATTACTTACAAGGCATCTGCTTTAGGCACAACGAAGAAAATGCACTTTGTGCGCACCGACACAAACTACTGTGACGAGGAAGAAGAGCAGAAGTAAAAATTAAAAGCCAGTAGCCGAAAAGCCACTGGCTTTTATGAATGCTGGAGACTTGCTGTATGATAGCCATTGTTGCAATCGTTATATTTTTTTATTTGATAGTGGTTCTATCAAAACGAAGTAGTGAAGATACGCTTGTAGATATTGATTTCTCTAAAATTGACGATATGGAAGGTCACCGATTTGAGTATTTTATCGCAAAAGTTCTCAGAAAAAACGGGTTCAAAAATGTTAATGTCACAAAAGCGAGCGGAGACTACGGAGTTGATATAACCGCGAATAAAGATAACCAGAAATGGGCGTTTCAATGCAAACGGTACAGTTCAAACTTGGGGTTGAAGCCGATTCAAGAGATTTACGCTGGCGCAAAGAAATATGAAGCGGATAAAGCTGTTGTGTTCACAAATGTTTATTTTACTCCAAATGCGCAAACGCTGGCTAAAACATTAAATGTTGAACTGTGGGACAGGGATACGCTTGCTAAAATGATAGGTAAAGACCCTGAAACAAAACAATCAATAGAAGCTGATATGGAAGAAGAGCAAACCGAGCCAGAACAACGACAAAGGAAAATTCGTGATAATGAAGTTCCTTTGAAGCTGCAAAAGAACCAAATCCCTGCTGGCGATTATGTTGTTGGCAAGGATATACCTGTTGGAGTGTACAATTTTAAATGGGTGTTCGGTGCTGGTTTATTCCAAAAGTATAAAGAAGAAGGAAACACAACGCTTGGCGCTTGTACATATTTTGAACACGTTGGCGTTCAGTACGATTATGAATATAGTCAGCTTATCAATGTGAACTGTAAAGACGGTGAGTGGATTAAAATTAGTGGAAATTTGGTTCTTGGTATAGAAAAATCCGAAAAGCCTGTTATTGACCTATAACACAAAAAGCCAGCGGCTAGATGTTCTCTAACCACTGGCTTTTCTTA